GCGCGCGGGAGGCTCTTATCTTAAAACCTGAGATATCGTCTAAAATATAGTTATCTCCGCCAATAAAGTGACGGTCGTCAGCCATGGCCCTGGCTCCTAAGTCAATGACGACGCGTTGCTTGCTTGTTGCTGAGCAGGATTTGCCACCACCGCGTCAGCCTGCGTTTTGAGTTGGGTGACCTCCGCCAGCGAGAGGCCGGCAAGGACGCTCTGTGCAGATGGCGGATCAGGGGCAAACACCGGTGCGTATTGCACCTGGTTGGTCCAAGGTTGGATCGAAAAACCCGTGGGCGGCTCATAGGGCGTCACGCCATCCCAGACAATTCGCTGTGCAACCGTCCCTGGAGCCTGCGTTGTGCCGTCAGGTGCGTGCCAAGGAACAGTGGCAACGAGGACATAAACCGCCATCACACACCCCTCGTGATCACGACGCAGTAGCCTGGGCATCCGACGCCGCCGGCACCGCCCGCGACCGTCCCGGCACCGCCACCGCCACCGCCAGCACCAAAAGCATTCGCTCCAGCAGTGCCGCCCGCGCCCCCTGTGCCGCCGGAATTACCGCCACCACCAGCAGCCCCGGTAGTGTGAGCCAATAAAGCACCATCGCCTAGGGCATTTCCTCCCGCGCCAGCGGTTCCGGTTGCCGCCGACGATCCGCCTGCGCTGGCGTTTCTGCCAATCGCCGCGCCACCGATTGCTCCGTTGCCTGCGCTTGCGATAAGCAGTGGACCGCCGCCCGCCGATCCTCCCACCGTGTTGACACCCCAACCCGCGAAGCCTTGTGCGGGGCTGGCCCCCGAACCCGAAGCATTATTGCAAACAGGATTTTGAACCCCATTTGCCGCGCTACCTCCCCCCGTAGACGCAAGGCTGATACTCTGCGCGCCCGCAGCAGCGCCAGCACCAGACGCGCCAGCAACGAAAATCCCACCACTTGCGCCGCCGCCAGCATTACCGGCTGTGGTGCCGCCGCCGCCGCCGCCGCCGCCGAAAGCGGTCAGGATGGCGCCGAACGTGGTATTACCGCCCGCGCCACCGTTGCCGCCTGCGCCAGAACTGCCGCCAGCCCCGGCGGTCCCTCCTGCCGCAATCGTTACCGTCACGGTTGCAGCAAGCGCCGACGTTTGAAAAACATCCGACAGGGCCGCGCCGCCGCCGCCCGCTGCGCCGCCTGATCCGGTGGTTCCTAGGGTTTGCTGCGAACCGCCGCCGCCGCCGCCGCCGCCGCCGATCGCGAAAATCTGCGTTTCGCTGTTGGCCGTCGCCCAGGCTGGTTTGGTCCAGGTGCCGGAACCGGTGAAAATCTGAACGTCTTCGGTCTGGGTAGCGATACCCGTCCAAACACCTGCGCCGGCAGAAAGATAAGCCTGAGTATCGGTTGTCCCGTTGGTGCGGAGATAAAGCGAACCCGAAGGTAAAGTTGCGCCAGGCGCTCCCGATCCAGAGGTGACGATCGGACCGCCAGAGGCAGCGCCCACAGTGATCGAACCGATTGTTTCCGCCGCAACCGTCGGATTGTTCGTGAATGAAAGCGTACCGGAATTTATGACCAATTGCAGCGTGTTCAGTGCATTGACCGTGCCAGCATTCCACGCGCCGGTGCCGCTGGATCCGGGAACAAGCGATAGTCCTTCGCCGGGGAGAGAAAGACCGCCGCCGCTCATCGAGCCGGCCCGGTTTGGATCACCGTCATCGTCACCGAACCGCTGCCGGCCGTTTGCTGTAGCCGGATGTACTTCACCGGAAACATGTAGTTGGTGTCCAGGCTGCTGGTTGCGGAGGCGATGTTGGCGTTGTTGATCCAGTTCGAATTGTCGTTCGAATGCTGCACCGAATAGGTCACGCTTCCCGTGACGATGCAGGTGATCCCGACGTTGAATGCAACGGACGCATTATAGTCCATCGGAATGGGGGAACTATTTTTCGTTCCCCCCGATGCATCCGTCGTGGTGACTGTGACCGGCCGCATTTTAGATCACCAGCATCTTTCCGCCAGTGCCATTTGCTGTCGGGATGATCATGTTGTTGAAAACGCTGTTGCTGGCCGAGGTCTCCCATGCCGTCACGCCGAACGACGTGCAGAAGTCCAGCATGACGACGCCGCCCGCCGCCGCATTCACATTGAACGCCTGGGCCATCGCCGTGCCGCCCGACAGTGTGTCGCTGATGAAGGTGCAATTCTGGAATTTGCAGTAACGGTCAATGCCGTCGGCGCCGATCAGCACATGGCTGCTGGCCGATCCGCCAGCCGCCAGATCGGACTCGAAATCGCAGTTCTCGAAGGTCAGGCGTGGCGCTCCGCCGGCAACCTCCAAAGTATAATTCGCTGCGCCGCGCTGCACCGTATCGACCCCAAACACGCAGTTTCGGAACGTCGACTCTCCGGTGCTGCCGTTCATTTGGAATGCACGCGCGCCCGTCTGGTTGGCGGTCCCGGTGGTGACGGTCGCGTCTCCGAATCCGAGGAACTCCACGTTGTTGTAGGTATTCCGGCCGCCCGTGGTGTGCCAGCAGATCGGCGTCGTCGCGCCAGTGGTCGGGAAGCCGTAAAACGTGCCGAAATTCTGAAACAGACAACCGGTCGCCGACACGTCGAACAGATAGGAGAACGGTGTTGCTCCGCTGACCGAGACGCGCGCCCTCTTGCCCCGCTTCAACGGCGAGCACACGCCGATCAGATGCGTGTTGTTCAGGTTCCATACGATCGGCGCCGTGACATGGACGGTTCCGGTCAGGAAGATGACGTCGTTGTTGCCGGAGACGCATTGCGCCAGCGCCTGCTGGATCGTGTTGAACGGCTTTTGCGCGGTGCCCTCGCCGGCCGCGACGCCTGCCGTCGTGGTCTCCTGGACAAAGAAATAGTTGCCGGTGAACGGCGGCAGAAAGCCCGTACCGAAGGTCGGGATGCCAAGCGAGGTGATGCCGTTCGGATAATTGGTGAAACGCGGCATAGCAGCGGTGCTCCGGGTATGTGCCTCCCGGATGTGCGCCGGGACTCAACCATCTTGGGACACGGTTGGCAGTCCGGCTCCTTGCCGATACGCGCATAAATGGCAGAACGGGCAAGCGCCCGCAATCATGCCGTCAGGAGGAAAACGTGCCGATCGCCGGCAGTTCGTGGATCGGCTCCGGCGCTGGTGCGTTGCGGCCATTGGGCGCGCCGTCGGTGACCGCCGGATGGTCGGCCAACCCCATGTCCTGCAGCCACTGCCGCGCAGTGATGTCGGCGACCACCTTCATCCGGGTGTTGAATTTCACCTCTTCCTCGAGAGCGACGAGTTGGACGGTGTTCATCTGCGAACCGTCAAGCCAGGTTTGCCGGCCGGCATCGTCGCGGACCTCGCAACTGGCCTCCTTGGGCGGATGAGAGTTGCCGCGCAGCCGAGCCTCCGCGCAGGTTTTGGCGCAGGCCTCGGCGCGACCCGGATCCAGGAACAGGAACTCGAGGTAAAGGCCGTTCTTGTGATTGATCCGAACGATAAACACCGCGGTGCCTCCTGTGGCGAGATGCCCAGGATACGCCGCAGCAACGTCAGGTCAAATCAATCAATGGTGATGATGGTGATGATGGTGGTGGTGCATGTGGCCGGCCTTCTTGCCGCCATGCTTCGCCTCGGCCGCGCGCTCGAGATGCTTGTGCGAGTCGCGACCACCCTTGGCCTTCGCGGCGCGCGGTTCGGCCCGCTCGCCCTTTTTGCCAGCCTTGCGGTGCTCTGCTTTACTTTCAGCCATAACGACAATCCTTCCCCAAGAGGATGCCGCAGTCACAGGGAGCGCGGCGCCGGGACAACCGAGGACGATCCCCGGTCCGTGCCACGCGCTCCTTACGGTGACGCGTCGTTATGGGGAATTTGGCTCGGACGCGCAAGTTTTGTGGCGGTCAAGATAGTCGGCGGCCCTGCGAAGCAGATTCGGTGAATCCTGCAGGCGTCCGATCCCCTGATTACAGTTCGTACAAAGAAGACCGCGCACTGTGCTGGTTGCGTGGTCGTGATCAACCGAAAGATCTTTGACCTTGCCGCTCAGATAAGCATGAGTCTCCTTGCCTCCGCATATTGCGCAACCGCCGCCTTGTGCGATCAGTAGGGCCGCATATTCCTCCCCGCTGATTTTGAACTTTCGTTGCAAGTGATGCTCTCTGTTATAAACAGTTCTTCCTTTCTTGCTTAAATGATCCCGTCCGACTTTGATCGGCGCCGTCCAATGAAAGTTGTCTTTCGAGAACGGTTCGTCTGTTCTGATGCGACGGAGCTGCGAACGCGGGTGGGGACGCTCTCCCACATCAGCCAAAAAAGAGTCGAAGCGGTTCCATGAGAACGGATAGGCATCTACATTTCGACTCCGAAGTAAGCGCCACAGGTGGTTGAGCGGATGGCGTGAGTCCTCGTAGTGAGTCGAGCACATCCCTTTGGCGTGAGCTGCCTTGCTGCATCCCTCGACGGAACAAGTTCGCCCAAGGTTCTGAACATTGGTGCGCTCGAGCGAGCCGGTACGACGTAGCCGCCAGTAACACCTTTGGCATACCGATTTCGCGAAAATTGGCCTTTCCTGACAGTTCGAACACAACATAAATAGCATCCTTTCGAGACCAAGGATGCCATATTGCATTATGTGTGTCAAACAAAGAAAAGGCGCCATTTGGCGCCAGTTCCTTGTATCATATGGGACTTATATCACACCCCAGGGGTCCCGTAAGCTCCACGCCAGTCTGACCAGAAGGCGCTGTACCGTTCATAACACGCAGCTTTTGCGTTCTTTGTGTCGAAATCATTGTCTTGATCGAAGGTTATCTCATCACGCCCGAAGTACTGAATGCCACGCGGGATATTCGTGCGGATGAACCACGCCGTGCCGGACGAGAAGTAGTGGTTGATCTTGATCCCTTTCGGGAAGGCACCAGTGGCGCGCAGCACGTTGATCGCATTGTTGGCGGTGTCGTTCTGCAACACCGAGTGATAGATCCGGTTGCCGTCGAACCACAGCTGCGGCGGCAGGTTGAGGCTCTGCGGCAGGCCGCTGATCTTCAGCCCGCGGTTGTTGGTCATCTGCATGATCTGGATGCAGAGATCCTCAACCGCCGTTTCCGACATGTCCGCTGCCACCGTCAGTAGGTTCGACTGACTGCCCGACAGGGTCGGATGCGCCGGGGAGAACAGCTGCTGGCCGTCGGCGCCGGGGAAGCTGCTGTTGAAGCCCTGGTTGTAGACCGCCGCCAGGATGTTCTCCTTCGTCTGGCGCATCGAGAACGCCAGCTGCTGCGCACGGCGGCGCGACACCACCTCGTAGAGGTCGTCACGCAACTCTTCGAAGGTGACGATGTAGCCGAGCGCATACGCCACGTGCGTGTAACGGCTGACCGGCCCCTGCACCTCGGTGTCGTAGAAGATCTGCGAACCCTGCGGTTTGACGGGCGCGAGGCCGAAACCGGTGATTTCCGGCTCCTCTTCGTACGCCTTGTCGGACGTGTCGATTTCGAAGAGGTCCGGGTACTCCGGAACGTGCTCGGAGTAACTCCGTCCCCACCATGCCTTAATGCCCGGCCAGAGAGCCTTAGGATGAGATCCCGTAGTTATGATTGCCATACGTCGCTCTCCTCAGACTGCGCCGATCAGATGCCGGTGGTCTGTGTCCACGGGTGGTTGTTGATGTACGTGAGCCACTTGGCATTGACGCCGATGGCGTTGTCGGCCTGCTGCAGCAGTTCCACGATGCGCATCTGGTACGCCGCCGTGTTGAGGTTCGACGACTGCAGCTGCCAACCGGAATAGTTGGTGAAGGTCGAGCCGGCACCAGCAACGAGCGGGGCATTGCGGCCCGCAGCGCCGGAGGCGAGTGCGCCACCGACCGAATCCTCCTGGACCTCGTAAAGCAAGGTCGGATCGTCGGAGACGTACACGTAGGCCGCTGTCGACGCGGGGAGGTAGACGTTCTGTTCCTGACGCAGCGTAATGACGGACTGACCGGCGTTATTCGATCGGCCCATGAAGGCGCCGAGAATCGCAACCCCGATGGTGGTCGTGGTGCTGCCGGCGGTGGCGATCTCCACGGTCTGGACGCCGTTGCCGTCGCCGCTGTTGGTGATCAGGATGACCGGATCGCCGATATAGAGCGCGGTACCGTTGCCCACCGGAACGTAATAGGTGCGCACCGCTCCATTGTACGGCGCACCGGAACGGTAGGCGTACGGAATGATGCCGCGCGGCGTGTTCGCGTTGGCCATGGGTCGCAGCCCCTGAGATTGTTCGGGATAAAGGAAAGCAGCATCGGCCTGCACTGGGCCGTTGTGCGGACGGTTTTAGGCGGTCGGGCTGCTTGCCCTTTCCCTCCGCTATGCGGGGGCCTTCAGCGACCTTCGATACGGATACCCTGCTGTGGGATGTATCGACTGTCTTCTGATCCGGGTCCTGCCCGGCCGTTGCGAATATCGTTCAGGCGATCAGCAAGTCGTCTGGCGTTCTTCGCCATATCCTGCTGATACCACTCGTTTGGTTGTTCCATCAAGTAGCTTTGACGCCCGCGTCCATCGACCACGTCTGTGGTCCGGACGACGGGCTGACCGGTATCGCTGTCGACCACGTGCGCGTAGCCGGCCTGTATCGCGCGTTTGATGCGGCCAGGTCGGTCATTGAACCAATAGCGGCGGTATCCCGGCCGCAGCGCATAGGCGAGTTGCTGCTCGGCATCGCCAAACGGTTCGCGCACGAACGTATCGGGACCGCGACGACGGGCGGGCGCGTCCCACGGGATGATCGGGTCGTTGACGTTCTGCGCCGGTGACGGCGGTTCGGTTGACGCTGGTGCCGGAGGCGGAGTCGGGTTCAGCGTAGTGCCACCGAACAGCCCCTCGCGCGCGGCGAATCGGTCGGTCACTTCGCTGTGACGGCCAGAAAAACCGGTAATCGACCGGCCATGCGAAGCGGCGTCGGCGGCGGTGCGCTGGTCGCTGTCTTCGCCAGCGAGGATGTCACGGAGTGCCATCATAACCCCCGTTTGCCCGATAATCCCCAGCCCATTCGTCTCTGGTTACTTGCTTTGAAACATCGCCAGAAGCGGTAATCTCCACGCTCTCCAGCCGCGCTCCTTCGGGTGGCGACCACCACTTGCCTTCCTCACCGCAGCGTGCATTTCCGGTTCGAACCGCAACGCAGGCGAGGCGCCCGACAACGGGCGGCGAGCCAAAAACCAGATCATGCCGCCAAACAGTCGATCCTGAGTGGCCACATTGCGGACTATGATCGGTCAGGATGATATACCGACAATCCTTACAAAGTCGCCGACCATGCAGCTGTTTCACCTCTGTTTCTTGATGCATCAGGGATTCCCATCGTCCTGGTACTGCGCCCAGTAATCGGTCGCCCATTCCTCTTTGGTCAAGGGCTTCCCTTTGCCTTCGAGCACCTTGGCATAACGAGCGTAATTGTCCTTCGAGATCTGCGGCATCGTGTCAAAGGTGAACCGGTTGGTGTTGCGTCTCGGTCCGGGGCTGCCGGAACTGGGTGTCACCGCCGGCGGATCGTTGCGCCGATCGCCACCACCGCCGCCGTTATTGTTGTTCTGCCGGGCGGCGGGGTCCGGATCAGCGGTGGTAGTCCGCTGGCCGCCAAAGCGATCCGGGAAGCGATTCTTGACCTCCATCACGACGAAACCAAGGTTCTGTTCCATCGACAGGTCGGGCCGCGTGGTTCGCAATCCGTTGTGGATCGTATCGGCGAACGCCATCATTTCATCGTCGCGATCATCCCGCTTACGCTCCGGATCGTACCATCGATTGTCGGCGAAGAACCGCTGCACTGCCGGGTCAAGATTGCCGTTGCGCTGCTGCTGCTGCGATGGCTGCGCGGTCGTTGTCGTCGTCGTGGTGGCGCGAACGGGCGTCGGCGGCGGTTTGTTATTTTCAAGTTCCTCACGCTGCAGATCGAGCCGTCGCCATGTCGCGGTGTCGCCGGTTTCGACAGCCCTCTCCATGTCCTCCTTGAGTTCGCGGCGCGCGCGTTCGTACGCCCGCTGCTCGGAGGTGCGGACCATCGTGGTCAGGCCATTGATCGTCTCCACCGCCGCGTCGAGTTTTTCACTCGACAAGCGCTGCGACTCCGCGAATTCCCGCTGCATATCATCGACCTTGGCGGTCAATGCCTTGTTGCGGTTGGCGAGGATCGCCGGAACTTCGAGGCCGCGCGCAACAAAGACGTCGGCAGGGATCCAACGCGAATCGTCGAAATTGGCCGGCAGTTCGCTCCGCGGTTTCCAGCCATTCAGTCGGGCGATCCGTTCGGTTTCCGGATTGACGCCGTCGACCTCCGTCCGGGGCGGATCTTCCCGGTCAACCAGCTGCGTTTGTGCCCCCGACATTTGTTCAGTCCTCCGGTAGCTTCACACGACTCGGCTGAAACACCGCGCGATTGAGTGCCATGAACCCCTCTTCAAAATGCGTCTTCGCAATCGCAGCCCAGCGTGGATTGATGTACTCGCTCGCGACCAGCACCTCGATATGCCGAAGTATGCGTTCCTCGGACTCTTTGTGCCCGTTCACCACAGCGACGCGATCTTCGGGTTGAGGTTGATAGCCGGCGACCGGCAATCCTTCATGCAACGGCATTGTCCGATTCCTCCGCTGGTTGGTCGATCTCCTCGCCGGCGCCGATTGCCCGATATTCCATGATCCGGTACATCAGGCCGTCCTTGCCGATATGCTCCTGACCGGCATATTTCTGGAAGTAAACCCGGTCGCCGGCCTTTGGTTTTTCGCCTTCCCATCGGTGCATGCCGTGAGTATCCCAGGCGAAGGCCTGCGGTCCGACCGAGACCAGAACGCCGGTCGTTGCCGCGTGACCCTGGTGCTCCTGCGCCATTTCCGGAACGATGATGCCGCCTTGCGTGATATCGGGCGCCTGATCCGGCAACACGATCACCTTGTCGCACAGCGCGCGCATGCCCGAGGTGTTCCGGCCAGTCCATTGCACCATGCCGTACGAACCGAACTGGGTCTGAATGTAGACCTGACGGCCGGCTGCGATCTCATCAGTGTCGCTCATCAGGTTTCCTTTCCGTCGGGACCGATCTTCGAGATCAGCAGTTTCGAAGTGACGAAGCCCAGTTCGATCTGCGGGATCTCAGCCATCGGGTTTTGCGTGCGCATCAACCCACCCTGATCCATCGTCAGGAACGTCGCTGATACAAACTTCGGTTCGTGGCACCAATAGAGATGTTGCGCACCGGTCGCCTTCTGATAGTCGCGCACTTCGTCGAACCACCATTGCATCGCCAGACCTTCGGAGACGAACAGCACCGGCCCATGCGCAAGATTTTCATTGATCCCGAAACTCGTGACGGTGTCATAAGTTTCGCCATTGGGCGCGCACATCATATCGCGCGGTCCGTCGCCGATCGCCTTACCGGCCTGGTTCTCGTACGGCGTCGGATAACCGACCTCGCGATGCACGTTCGCGAACAAAGCCTCGGCGGCATCGATTGCTTCCGCTGCGGTCATCAGTAACCCTGCGCGCGCGACGGTCGCTGCAACAGTTTCTTGCGCTCTTCCTGGTCGCGTAGCGTTTCGAGACCGTAAAAGGTGCGCACCTGATCCAGAGCGAGATTTTCGATCATGTGTGCGCCGAGCAGGTAACCGCGGGCCTCTTGCTCTGCCTGCAAGGTCAGTTTGCCACCGATCCAGCCGTCCAACGCCTGTCGCTCAAGCGCCCCCCGCCAGTCCGGGAGGTACCGCGCCAGGAGGAGGTCCGAGACCGGGTGGCGGCGCCATAGCGCCCACTGCTCCACCGAGAGTTCCGTCAGGAGTTGGGGAACCGCCACCTGCCCCGGTTCCAGAGTCGCTGTGATCCGGACCTGCGGCTGATAGGGCGCTAACGGCATCCAATTGGTCCCTCATCCTTTGAAGGTGGGCCTCAACCCATCCCAATTGTGCGTCATTGTCAAGTTTCCTGACCTGAGCGAGGAACAATGTCGCTTGCGCGATTTCTCTCACGATCAGCGCTTTGTCTTTTTGCTCGCGCAGCATCAGGTCGATCATCTCACGCTTCTCGCGGATGTCGAGTTCCCGACTCTTCAGGAGGTTCTTCGGATCCGGCGGTGGCGGCGTCTCGTTCATGTAGCTTTCGGCGTCCGGGATCATCGCTGCCTGCCACGCGCCGAGGATCACCTTGCCCCCTTTGACCCGGGGGTCGTCCTTGAAACCCAGCATGAACTGAGCACGGCCGAGCCGCTGCATGTCGGTGACCATCTGCGGGTCGCTGACCGGTTCGACGCCGGCGCCTTCTTCGTAATCGGACCGCTTGACCATCGACCACGCGTCGCCGCCTTCGTATTCCATCTCCTCGGCACCATAGATGCGATTGAGGCGGTAGAGTTTCTTGAACTCGTACCCGAGCGAGCGGTAAATCCGCTTATAGATCGCACTGAAGACCTTCAGTCCCTGTTCGATCACCGCCAGCGTGGTGATGCCGGAGGTGTTATCGCCGGGCATGTCGCCGGTCATGACATCTTTGACCGCGGCAACCCGCTCGCCGGCCTCAACCAGGAACGTCAGTAGCTGCATCAGCACCTGGCTGGGTCCGGGGAACGGGATCGGGAACACGTTGTCGCGAATCGTGCCGCCCATCACGTTGACGGGCTTGTACTCACCCATCGCGAAGCGCAGCGCGCCGGTGTTGACCGACAGACCGGATCCGATGAAACCGCCGCCGACGTTTTGCAGCGATCCGGCATCGAACATCTGGTTGAGCGTGGTGTTGATCGCCTCGTTGATCGGGAACAGCAGGTGCCCGAAGCCGAGATCGTAAACCTTCGAATCGGGTGACGGCACGAAGCCGTATTTGGTATAGACCACGATCCGGTCGATCTTCCGCACCCGGTCGTCGTCGGTCCAGTGCACGCCATCCATATCGTAGCCGGCACGGATGCGCGCGAGTTTTCCCGAGTCGCGAGCCACAGTGACGATCCAGGGCTCGGGATACCCGTCGCCATCCAGATCCCAGCGCCGGTGCTGCTCCAGGAACGTGGTGCCGGCGTCCTCATCCTGCTGCTGGTTTGGATCGTTTTTCTGTTCGGTGCTTTGTGTCGATACACCCTGGTCGCGACCATAGGCCTTTGCGCCCTCGCCGTCGTAATCAATGAACAGACCGGATCTGATCGCAGTCTCTATCTCCTCCGGATACATCCGGATCAGCTCGGTTTGTCTTGGCGCTGTCTCGAACGACTTGGCGTAATAGTTCACGCACAGCGCCATCGCATCGACGGTTTCGGACACGTTCCGTCGCATTGCCGGATCGTAATAGGTCTTTCGGAAATAGGTGCCAACGATCGGCAGCGCGACCAGCATCGTATCGGTCTGCGGTTCCCACTCCTCTTGCTCGCTGAGCAGCTGCCAGGACATGTGCCGGCCGATGGCGATCGCCCGTTTCAGCTTCGCCCCCGGTTCCTCGAGCCATTGCCGCGGCGGCGGTTGCGGTTGGCCGGTACTCGCCGGTCCCATGCCCGGCATCACCGCGCCGGGCGGCGGCATACCCGGACCGTGCGGGGTCTGCTGTTGTGCTGCGGCGGCCGCGGCCTGCTGCTGGATCCACTGCGCGTAAGCCGGGTTCGGAACGCCATCGTCGCGACCGACCACGCGGCCCTTGACCACATCGCGGTCGCGAATGATTGCCGGGTACGCTCTGGCAGCGAACTGGATCGCGGCGACCGTCATCAGCGGATAGATAACGTTCGAAGCGCCTGGCCATGGATAAGTCTTCTGCTGCGCGATCTGCAGCGCGAAATCGAGCCATTGGCGGTATTTGGTCTTCCAGTCCGCCCGAGAGTTCTCGTCCAGGTCGTAATCGCTCCGCACGCGCGCGGCGATCTCCATCAGCAAATCGGCGACGTCCGGTTCCTCGGCGACATTGGTCGACTTCGCCCAGCGTTCCAGTTGTGCCCGGAGACTTTCCCTCGGCGGTTCGGCATCCTCGTCAGTGTCATCCTCCGGCGGCGGCATCATGCGACGCGCCAGTGCGATCGGATCCAGGCTGCCGTTGACGCCGTTGGCCAACGCGGCGATGCCGTTCGGCGGCGACTGTGGGACGGTTGCGCTCATGCTGCCCTTCGCCGGCGACGCGGTCGCCATGGTTTGCGGTAAATCGGTCGACCAACCAACCTGGCCGGGTGCTTACTCGCACCGAGCGGCCCGTAACGCTGGACCGATGCGCCGGCAGCGATGTGCGGCAGCACCGAACCGTACCGGCCGCGATATTGCCCGGCAAAGACAGCGATCTCGTTTTTCTCGAATTCGTTGATTTTGGCGATCGTCCGGCCGGGACCGAGACCCTGACGGTCAGCCCATGCGACATGCTTCTCGAACGCGCCGGCGGAAAGTTTGGTGTTGTTGGTCGCGATCCGGAACCTGAGCTCGGGTGGGAACCGATCGAATTTGATCATATCCGAAACCGGATCGTCGAACGTCAGGTCGCCGGTGGTCGCGGCGTTGAGCAGGCGCACCGCGTTCGGACTATGAGCCATGATCATCTCTTTGACCGAGGTCACCTCTTCTGCTCGAACATACCGCACCACTGATCCGGACGCATGACCGGGAACGCCGTATGCGGGACCGCCTGCATCGCCTGCTGCGGTTGCGCTCTTCCGCCGGGGCCCGGCACCATAGTGACCGGACCGGGCACGATCAAAAACGTCACTTGCGGCGGATTACGCCGGCAAACGAGATCGCGGCCTTCGGTCGCCGAACTTGTGCAGGCCACGCAGGCGCGGGCGATCTTAGGAACCACAATCCGGACCGGTTGCAGGCTCGACAGGTCGATCGGTGGTTCGACGCCACCTAATCCCTCTTCGTTCGGATTGTGATCATCCATCATCATCTTCCTCCGCCAGGACGTAACCCTCTTCGAACGGTGCTTTAGGCGACACACTGAGAAAGTCGTTGTCGTACGCCACAGCGTAGCCGCCGACCTGGGCGCGGCCCATCATCGCCGGTTCGGTCGGGATGAACCGCTCAAGCGTCCCGGTGCCGGGATCGACCCACAGGAAATCAGGACCTTCGCCATCGTCGTGGATCGCAACGATCTTCGCCGCGCGCACGACCTTGTGGCTTTGGTATTTCGGCCAGTGTTCGGTGTCTGTCATTACGATACCTCAATACCCAGTTATACGGCTGCGCCCAGCTTCACCAGAAGCAGTTGCTTCGTGACGAACGCTACCTCTTGGGTTGAAAAGAGCCCCACCAAAAAGTCTTGTACCTGCGTAACCTAACGCGTCAGCCACATGGCTGTGGGAGTCTTTTTCCGGAGATGATGTATATCTTTCGCCGCTTATTTTCATTCGGCGAAAATGATAGCCGCCAAGCATTGCTCTCCGCAACTTCTGGCATCGCGGATGAAGCACGAATTGCGGTCGGCCGTCCACCAGAGTGCGCAGCGGTTTTCGCACACTTTCAAGTCGTATCTCGAGGGTTTGCAACGCCGCCTCGATCGCAATATTTTTCCCATGAAGGATCTGAAAGCAAGTCGTTTCGTCAGTCTGAGAGCGCTGCATCCCGGCTGGATCGCCGATATCCCAGAAATCGCCGCGGTTATAGTACCTGGCGCTGTGCTCAAGAACCTCATCGGAGAACTTATCAGCACCCATTGAAGTAGCTACAAGTTCATCGAATATAATCCACTGGCCCTTTCCTGTTATCTGACTAAATACACAAGCTGGAGTAAGACCAAAATCCCAACTCCTAACTATAGGGAGATTTAACACTGGCTTAGGCCATCTTTCTTTCTCAACAGGGCAATGTAACTGGTCGGAATACTCTGGCCATACCGCTTTTCCGTCAGTTACGAAACCGTACTGAGCATCGATGTTTACCTTGATCCATTCCGGCGACTTACCAATCGCGAGCCGCTGATAATATCCAACAGGCAAATTACCGAGGTTTTCTGCGTTCGGCGCTCGGCCGGATGGTTGCCTGAATATCTGGCAAAAATTGTCCACGGTAACGCCCGGAACCACCTTCGCAAGTTCGGCGACAGACTCGCTGTGGTCGGTCTCCTCGAAAAATTTGTGCCAGTCTGAATCGACGTCGGGCGGATTGGTGTCGCTGAACACGCCGGACCATGTGCAGCCGCCATCCTTGCGGGCTGGGAACCGACCGACGCGACCAGTAACTGCGTCAATCACGGGCCATGACACTTCGCGGCCTTCATGTATCCAACCAGCGGTGTACTCGACCGACAAGAGGTCGCCCAACTGATCGGGACGATCCAGCGCTCGGAAATTTACTTCGATTTCCGCGCTCCTGTCATCGCCAGGCGCCCGGAGAGCCTTGATGATATAGTTGTGCTTGGACGGGATCCATTCGCCGAACTGGTAGGGCGGGAACCATTGCAGAAAGCTGCGCTCGGTGGAATCTTCCAGTTGCTTTGCAGTATTTCGGATTGCGGCGAAACGGGTCCGACGAACTCCATCTGGCCCCGGCGCCTGCGCTAATCCACGCTGAGCCAGTTCCATTATGCAGGCCGAAGTCTTGCCCGATCCCCAAGGACCCATCAGACCGCGAATGAAGGCGTCTGAGTTCATGAACGCCTGAATTGTCGGCATTCCGATACAGGAGTAGATTGGAATCGCGGCCTCCATCCAGTAGGTTCGGACAGACGCAGACGTTCGCAGCGCCCGCGCCGCCCTGACCAACAACGATCCTCAGGAGATCGCCGTGACTATCCGAGCGTTACCATCGCAAGAGCGTTTGCGGCAACTCTTCGATTACAACTCCTTTTCTGGTGAACTGTTTTGCCGCCCAAGACCTGATAGCGACTTCAGGTCACGCAAAGCGTTTGGGGTCTGGAAAGCAATGAACCCTCCCGGACGCCGGGTTGGACGCATTTATCAGAGCGGCAACATTCAATATTGGGTGCTCTGTCTGACCGACGGCATGGTCTTCCGGAGTCACATCTTACAACACCGATTGATTTGGAAATTGGTGACCGGCACTGAGCCTTTTGTGGTCGACCATAGAAACACAGACGGATTGGATAATTCATGGAAAAATCTGAGGGAAGCGACCAGGGCGCAGAATCGCGTGAACACGATCGGTATCAGGAATAAAGCGAGCGGCCTTCCAAGAGGAGTATGGCGGTCAGGTCAGCTGTTTCGGGCGCAGATCATGGTGGGCGGCGAAAAGCATTGGCTCGGAAGTTTCGAGACTTCTGATGGAGCATCCGAAGCGTACCAAGCGGCGGCGAAGCTATTCCACGGTGAGTTTTATTGTCCTCCGGAGTGAATCATGCCGCTCCATCAGGCTCGTGAAGGGTGATCCTTATGGCACGCGGCAGTGCGAAATCCAGATGCTGGTGGACCGCGAGGTAGGGTTCACGCCGCTGTCCGGCCGAGCTGCGCCGGCAGTTTCGTTTCCAGGTGACGGTTTCGCGGGCTCGGGCGCGCACCGGATCGCGGAAATAACGTCCGCGTTGTGACTCGAAGATCCGGAGGCCGCCGGTGGTCTTCTCAACCCAACCGACAATCAACGATGGGCGGGCGGATGGTGTGCGTGCGACCCGATACCAGGGTACTTGGCATGCACCTTGCGGCGGACGGTGGCCTTTTCTGCCGACGTCCCGTGTTGCGATACGCGGGCGAGCGCGTTGCGCGCGTGGCTGGCGTCTTCGATCGGATAACTACCGCCCGGCAGCGCGAAGTTTTTCGGCGCGATCGCCTTGCGAGCCTTCGTCGTCAATTTCGCCATTCTTCCCCCTCCGAGTGCTGCTGGCGCGTTGCCAGTGGTGATGACGGCCATCAGTCCAACGGTCCACGATCGGACTCGATCATCCGATGCTGCATGAGACAAACACTTCGAAGCAACTCTGTGAGTGTTTTATCGCCAAGACTGAAACAGCTTCCCGTCGCCAGATCGGGCGCAACGGTTGCGATGGCGATAGCACAGATTTCGCCGGCCCTGGCTTCGGCAAGCACACGCTCAATTTTCTCGATAACCTTCGCCCGGCTTACCGCTCGCATTTCCTCGAGCGCGTGGACGACGACCGACACCGTCAACCGCTCTTCCTAAGTCGATAGAGTTCTCGGCGTCTGGCATTGCGTTTGTCGCGCTTCGCCTTAGCCATTTTCCAATTTTGACGTTCAACGGGTGTCATCGGCGGCCCGTCAAACCGCATAGGTTCGCCCATTTCCTTGAGGGGCGGGAGTCCAAACCCGCTCACCACGGTCCCTTCCGGTCAGGTCCCGACGGCTTCACCCGGTCGCGGCCCGGGATATCGCGCCGGTCGGTGAACCGCTTCGTGGTGAACAGCGGGATGTTCCGGAGGAACGCCTCCTCCTTTTCCATCTCGCGGCGCTGCGCCTGCGACGGCAGGTCAACCAGCGTGCTCAGGCGCTGGTCGATCGTCATCGGCACCGGATCGGCCGAGGTCAGGTTCCACTTGCCGCTGTCGCCGGGATGTTTGGCCATCAGAGCCTCTCTTTACCGCTACCCACCTCTACGACCTTGTGGGCGTAGCCTCCATACGCATTATCGTTCCGATCCATCGACCGGCGCGCGCCTTGGCGGGTTGACGCCTTCCCGACGACCTTACCGGACTGCCGGTGCACGATGTGGTACATGACTTGCCGGCTCGGCGTCGGTGCATCCGGCGTCATATCTGGCGCCGACGTCGGTCCCGCCGGAGCGTGATGGGCGAATTTGGAAATGTCCGGTTCGTCGGCCACGTCAGGTCCCTCGCTCTTTCAGGCCGAGCCCAGGTTCCAGTTGCCGTCGTCGCCGGGGTGCTTAGCCATCAGTCGTCCGCCTTTCCCGAGTCGTTTGCCGGCGACACCAAGCCGCTGCGTTGGCGATTGCGAAATCCAGTGTACTCAGCGCGCGGGTCCGCGAACTCAATGCGCTTGAACATGTGGTTCGGGAAGGCCGTCGGGCTGCTCGGCGGCGTGAATGCGTAGTCGCTATCGTCTGCCATCAGTCAGTCTGCCTCAGGTAGCCGACTTCACGGTGTTCCGACCGTGGACGGGTTTTGGTGCGTGGCGCCGGCACAACTTTTGCCGGTCTGGGCGCTGCGGCCGAGATTACCGGTCGACCGGCGGAATATTCCTGGTGCGAAAAGTACCTGCCGCGCTTCACGCCGGATCGCTCGATAATAAAGCCGTTCGATATCTGCCGGACGGACAGACTTTCATTCTGCGACTGCGGCGCCGGTACCGCGATCTCGTTGCTACGCCGCCGGTTTTTCCGTTTTGCCATCGGTGGTCTCCGGTGTGGACTCTGGTGGCGCAGGCGGCGGTTTTTGCAATTCTGCGATCTTGGCGGTGGCCTGATCCAGCGACGTGCCAAGGATTTTCTTCTCGGCAATCGCCGCGTCGCGGTCTTTCTCGGCCGCGTCGACCTTGTCCTGGAGGTCGGCGATCAGCCTGGTCTGCTGCCGATTGATCGTAACCAGCCCTCGCGCCGATAAGCGCAGTTCGTCGATCTCGGTCGGCCTGCCGCGCTCCGCCGCAGCCATTTCCGCGAACGCGTCGGCCTCCGGTTGCGACATCCGGAATTCGCTGACCATGACTTTCGGGATCCGGCCCTGCGTTTCCGCGACCGAACGGCCGTGGATGGTTTGCGACTTCCCGTTCGCGCCAACGACGCAAATGATGTCCTCGGGGTTCGTCTCGTCCCAGGTCGCCGTGTTCATGCGACAACCCTCACTTGCTGTGGTGCTTACCGCCGATGTGGTGCGGGCGCGTCCCTTTTGGCATCAGGTCGTGCATGTGGCGCGGGTGATGATGCGGCCCATGGTGGCTGTGCGCGGTTGCCGCCATCTCGTCGTGACCCTGCTTGATCGCCGGCGGGCCCGCTCGGTGATGATCGTGCAGCGTCACCCCGTCATGCGGCATATGGCCGCCGTGCTCGACGCCGCCGGTCTTGTTCGCCTCATGGAACGGCATCACGCCGAAATTACCACCCATTGGGCCACCGCCTTCGCCCATGCGGTGGCGCTGGCGGACCGCGCCGCCCTCTCCCGAGATCTCACGGCCGGGCGCATGTGCTGCACTTTCGGGCATCTTCCGTTTTCCTTTTGATCGGCGTTGCACGTCGAGTGCGATCGCCACGGCCTGGCGCTGCGGGTCCCCGGCGTCCATTTCACGCCGGATATTCTCGGATACTGCCTTACGGGAGGCCGATTTCACAAGTGGCATATCAGGACGCCTTTCTGCGGCCCTCCTCGAAATCCTCGCGGCCGTCGAACGAATTGTGCGCCAAAATGCCGTCATCCCAGAATGGATTGCACGGACAATGCTCGCTCAGTGGCCGATGCGCATAGAGATCGTCGAGGGGGTAGCACACGGAGGGTTCGCCGGCGCCGACCTCGCAGACCCAACCGCCTGTCATCATCGTTTCAGGTTGTGGATGGCGACGGTGAGCGCCGCGCCCTGCTGTGGCATCATTTCGTGCCGGACCGTCACCACCTCGCCGTGCCTGGCGAAAAGCCGGGCTGCGGTGTTGTGGTCGATATGCCCTGGCCGGCCGACGACCTCGGTTTCGCCGTTGGGCCGCCGGACAATGATGCGGGAGACCGGACCCTGCGGCATCAGCCAAACGCCCAGCGGGCAAACTTCAGCACCGTGCCGAGCCCGGCAAACGCGATCGACAGGGCAAAACACCCTGTGCCGATGGAACTGGCGATGTTGAGCAGGTCGGAGACCGTCACGGATGGCCTCGATTTCGGGTTGGGCCCGACGGTCGGTTCGTTACATCTTCCGCCGGGCCACCCTTTGGAGGAAACAGTTCAAGAACTTGGTCACCTTGCCAATCGCACGCGACTCGGTCAACCATGCCGGGCCACCGGCAAGGAGTCGCGTGCAAATGCCTGCGTTATTCGTTTTTTACGACCCGACCGATCGAGTGGTGCTGCCCATGCCGGACCAGGTAGAGCAACTCCATTACAGCGGCGTGAGATTCGCCAGACTTGCGGTCGCTCCTGATCTTACTCGTGAACAGATCGGTGCCACGGCCGGCAGGTTGGCCCTGCTTCTGCTGGAACAGATCGCGCCGTCCGCTATCGAGGAGCACTATCGAATCCGGGTGCCGCGCGAACAGGAAGCGACCGATCTGCCGATTTACGCGGTCTATGATTTTGGCCTCACGACGTGGTCACTGACCACCAAACCGGACCATGCTACCCGTTGGGTGTCGATAACCCGCGCTGAAACAGATAAGGAATACGCGCCGCAGCGCATTAAGCTGTTCGGTTGTATCGAGGAAATAAGACCATGATCTCCCAAAGCACCATTGACGAAGTCGAGGAGATCAAAGCCGCCATAGACTGGTCGTGGGCCACAATCGCCAGGCGCCTCGACTGGTCGTCGGCCTATCTCGCCGGATTTCGCAGTCTCAAACAGCCGATCGCTCCGGTGCAACTGCAATGGTTGCGCGATATTCGGAAGGCGATCGAGGCGCTGCCGCCGCCCGGTCCGGAGAGCTTCATCATGCCGTCGCAAATCCCGCATGACGTCAAAGTCATGCTGCTGGAAGACATCGCTGCCAAGCTGGTCGATGAATATTTCGCCCTGGATGGCCAGGACGCGTCGCCCGAGGAGGTCGCCGGTGCGCGGTTCATGGTCGGCCGGCTCGCCGAGCGCTGCGGGGTCGCCGACGAGGTCCGCGAGGCCATCCGCGCACGACAAGGCCAACGGTTTACGCTGCCGGTGGCCGAATTCCACAGTCTGGCCCGCGGTAAACCGGCTGCCGCCGAAGCCAGAGCCGAACCGGAATACCCTGGGATCGGGTCCCTGATTGAACCGCGCCGCATCGCCAGTCCGTTCGCGCCGCCGCGCATGCAACGCGTGCCGATGGAAGACTAGCCGGGCGGCGGCGGTCGCCAAAGGTTTGCCGCCACCATCAACCGATTCAACTCTTGCGCCGCAGCCGTGCCTGGCGTGAGCGACGACAGATGCCGCTCGGCCAGGATGCGCAGAATCTCATCGCGCACATCTATATCAGCCACCGCCGGCGGATCAGGATCGTGCTTTTTCGTTGGAATTGGTTGCGTGCGTCTGATGGAAAGATACCACCAACCGCCTTTTTCGTAGAGAATCGGTTCAAGCGCCGCGTGCACAAGGAAGATTGTGCCATCGATAATGGCTGACTGCACCTCCTCGCTCGGGCGTTCGGCATAACCGGCCGGAGCAGTCGCCAGCGCCGCAGCATATTCGGTCAGCGTCATACCAACGGTCCCATCCGACGGCGATCGACCGGGAACTCGCGGAACGGATTGTGCTCGAGCACTTTCGGTTGGACGTTCGTTGTGCTGACGAACAGGCGCATATAGAGGTTCAACTTCCGGTCGAGCAGCGTCAGCATCTCGGTCTGGCCTTTGATCCGAGCGTCTTTGTCGGCGTTCTCCGCTTCGAGTGCGGCGATCCGGATTTCTCGGAGCACGGCTTTTTCAAGTGCCTTTTCTTCTCCGTCGAGCGCGACCCTGGCTTCTTGCTTCCAGCGATCGCGATCAGCGAGGATGCGCGCGCATTTGGTCCTGAGATAAGTGTTTTCTCCCTGGAGATCAGCGATCTGGGCCTCACTCTTCAAGGGCAACAGCGCACCCGACGCCGTCAACAGATCATCGCTCATGGAACGTTCCTCCGTTGGTTTCAGCGAAACTCGCGTTGCCGGGGAGCCGAACACGTCGAAGTCGATCGCCGTAACCTCAAGACAATCCCTCGCCAACTGATCAAGCATCGCGACCAGCCCCGGCGGCGGTGGCTCATACCAAAGTGGTGGCAGTTTGACCGAGAGATGCCTGTATTTGTATCCTTCGGCCATATATCATAGCGCGTCTGCACCGGTCACGGAATGATCCTCCTAAGCTGTGATTTCGTCTCGCAACGTCTCCGCCAATTTCAGGACAGCGTCGAGCATCGGCATCGACAGCGGCCGATCGAGCGTCAGCACCGCGCCCGAAAGATCAGCCAGCATATCGGATGCCATCTGCGCTGGGATAGGACCGAGGTGCATCGCCGTCGGCCGGATCGCCCGGTTGATCATCAAAAGCGCGAGATGTTCAGCGTCAGTCATGATGCCAACCGCCGCACGCAATAACCGCCGCCATACATATTACCCCGCACTTCAGTGTCGAAATCGAAGCCTCGGGCGCCGATATCGTGTGTGATCCCCATGATCAACGCTCGGATGGTCGCGTGGCTGACCTGCTCATCCGACCAATCCGGAGGCGGCGGCGCTGCCCGGCGGAAAAAGGCGAAGCCGCTTTCAGGGATTTCGACCTCTATCAAAATCTTCATCCTGACTTCTCCGCGAGACCGCAGTACCCGCCGGCCCTATCGGGCCCCCAACGCCAGGCCATACAGTCAGACGCAAGGCACCGGGTTTCATCCTTGATATCGGCGTAGCCGCCGCTGCCCATCGTGGCCGTGCGGTTCGCCGCCATACCTTCGGTCAGCGCCACCCGAGAGAATGGGCACCATTTCTTTCGTGCGTCAGCCTCGTTCATGCCTCCCGCCTCCCATCTCACGCTTCAGGATGGCGTGCAGCGTCGACAGGTTCCAATCGCCGCCACGCGGTGCCAACACCCGCTGCTCATTCAACCGATCAACAATCCACTGATACCCGCAGCCCGGGTCAGCCGCCTGAATGCGCCGCACGATCGGCAGCAGATTGGCCGCGAACACCGCCGCCTTGCGGGCCCGCGCCTCGACACCGAGCCGGGACGCATGCGGCAAGTGCGGCCGCGGTCGACGCTCCGGTTCAACAGACAGATCATCACTCATGCGAACCATTTCCCAGTCTCAATGAAAGCGCGCATCACTTCGGTGGCCACACCGGCGTACCCAGGATCGCAACGATCAACACGATTGCGGAAAACATCAGGATCAGTCCCATGCCAGCCTCTATCGCCGCTAATGCCGACCCGCACTGGTCGCCCTGGCCTCTTCGATCATCCTGAGTGATGTATTCGAGAAGCCGCGCCTTAAAGTCAGCCCGAACACTCATCGCGGCCGCTCGCCCTCGGGAACCGCGTCAAGCCATAACTCCCGAACCTCCGAGTCGACCAACCGCTCAATCAAATCAACGACCTTCCCGATCATCAGCCACTGCACCCCGCCAACCTCAACCAACTCCTGTGCCTGCTCCAAACTGGCACCGGCCGCCGCCAATCTCTCAACCAACTGAATGTCCATCGTTCACGATCCCTTGCGTACCAAATCATCAATGTCCCAGCCCATCAACGCTCGCGCCCGGCTCAAAATACCAACCGCCTCGACAATCGCCGTGTCCGTGTCCGCCGAAATCGCTACCCGAAGCGGAAACAACGAACGCGCCAGACGATGCGCCTCCTCCAACTTGGCATGCATCCGCTTCATCTCTTCCAACTGATCCATTAACCGGTAATCCCTGTTACCGCTTCCGTCATCCAATAACCATGACGGGCGGCGGAACGCAATCTGCAAATTTCCCGAACCGCATCCCAAAGGGACGAAGCGAACGCTCGCCGCCTGCGCCGCAGTCGCTCAAGAAAAATCAAATCCATGATCAGCCTCCCCTCGAATTCAATCGCTCCATCATCCGCGACCACTTGGCCGTGGCATCGGCCGTGATTACGCCGAGAAGGTGGTCCCGCTCCTCGTTCCCCGGCAGATCTGCCAGCGCTGAACGCATACCCTCCCTGTGCACGGCCGGAACGATAAACACCCATTCGGCATACGTCGGGTCCGTCGCCCAGTCGTGATCGCGCAAATACCCGGGATGCGCCCGCAACGCCGCATTCTCCGTCGCATAGTCGTCGCGGTTGCCGCCGCCAGTGCGGGTGAACACCGTGATCTCGGTCAACTCGCGGTTGATCCACACATCACGCGGCCGCGGAACCGAAGTAGGACCAAGACCGATCGACGCCAGTAAATCCCCCGCTATCGGGTTGACCGCGATCACCGCGCTGTAGAAGCTCATCACTTCCTCCCGAGAAGATAATCGACCGATACCCCGAAGGTATCAGCTGCCCTGACGAAGTTCTCGATGCTTGGCCTTGACCGGTCACCTTCGATGTTGGCGAGCTGGGCGCGGCTGATCCCGATCTTCGGAGCAACCTCGGACTGAGTGACACCCATCTTTGACCGTAGCTGCTTGAAGCGGTCCCCGATGGTGATGCTGTCAGGTTCGATACGGCCGGTTCCGTTGCACCGCGGACATGGTATCGCCGCCGTTTTGACCTGCCCAAACGACTTCGTGTTGGGGCGCCGACCATTAACGTTGACCATCTTGGGATGCTCCTGATGACGAACGCCTCACATCGTCGATGTCGCGGCCCAGCAATCCCTTGGCCTTGGACAACACACCCGTCGCCTCGCCGATCGCAAACGCCGTATCGGTCCCAACGCCGTCCGGCAACCCAGCCTCCCTGATCCGAATGAGAGCATCATACGAAGCTCGTAAAACGGCGTGCAGCGCTTTCAGGCGCGCGCTATCCATAACAGTTAAGTCCTCGTTTCCATTCACCACATTCAATAACCATCGGCGAGGGAAACGCAAGAGCGAAAGTATGTGCGTGTGAAATCATCAGGGTGCTGCGCTCCCTTCGTGAGATTGCAACCAGGACAAAGTAACTGGATGTTGGATCTGGTGGTCGAACCGCCCCGCGCCAACGGCATGATGTGGTCCCGGTGGAAACCAACCACCCCAAACTCATTCCTGCAGGCGGCGCACCTGCCGCCCTGACGCTCCAATAATTCTCGAACCCATCGAATGCGGGCGTTACCTCCAGACGCCTTCGACCGCTCCCGACGCCGCATCTTCGATGGGCAATGTCGCTTCTTGATCCGAACACACTCGACGCAACGGGCCTGCCTCACATACCGCGCCTCTACGTGGCCTTTCGGACATGGCACTCCAGTGTAGAAACGCCCGATACCCATCCCCGAAGCCGCAGCCGCCGATGCCGGTAAAATCATCAATGCATCGTCAGACGCCAGGTCATCCGGCCGAACGTGCTTCGGCAGGCGCGCGGGCCGAGGAACAGGAACCAGCCGGATGACCGGTTCTACTGGCATGAACTCTTCAAGCCGCCATTGCCGCTTTGGCGCGGACAAACGACCCTCGCTGCCACACCTCGCTCGCCAAAACCTGCGCGATGCCTCGCGATGACAAATCAGACAACTGAGTTTTTTCGCGAGTCGTGGACAGGTGTGACCAAACGGACACACTCGACCAGAAAAATAATACCGCTCGCCCAAACGACGCGCTTCACCACCAGACCGCGGCAGTCTATCCCATGCCGGATCAATGCATATCAACATCGAAGCATTCTGACATTTTTCAAAAATTCAGCAACGTTTCCAGGTATCTAACGCGTGTTATTTCTTATAACTGGTGATTTTTGGCTTCGCGCTCGGAGGAGAGGGGGACCATCCCCACAATCAGAGTCCTTTGACTTGGGGGTGGGGTGGGTCCGGCCGGCCGCGATCTGGGTGGTGTGCGGGACGTCGACCGCTGGCCGGCGCTACCGACCCGGCGGAAATCCCAATGAAACCCGCGTGTTAGCTGCCTTTACAAACCTCGGATGTATCTCCATACGACCGTTTGATCAGGTGGCCGACCAGACAATACAGCAATGTCAGTGGCTTACCGCTGGACAACGAAGTTCACGAGCGTCTGGTTGGTGTTGCCTGGCTTGTCCTCGATCCACCCGTTCATTCGCGCCAACAGTTCACCAATGCGAGCTACAGCCTGCGGTTTTCGCGTCACGCTCACGACTTCACCCTTGTCGTTCTTGCGCACCGTCGGTTCTCGGGCGGCCTGAAACTCCTCGGCCAGCTCATGAAGCAGCCAATCGCGCGACAGTTCAGAGCGAGCCGCCAGAGCCGATTTCCGCTTAGTGATCTCGGCCTTTACCTTCGGGTTCGATAGCAGGATCGATCCTTGTGTCGTCGCACCCTTTGCGCTGTAGCCTGCCTTCAGCGCTGCTTGGGTCGCATTGAAGCTGAGCAGATAGTGCGCGATGAACGACATTTGGCGTGCACTGAGCGGTGCACGTTCGTCCACAGGTCGCGGGCTAGGTCTTGGCGGCATGTCGCGTTGTATGGCGTCGCACTCATTGACAGGCAAGCCCGAACGAATTAGAGGCCGCTTGCGGGTTGATGCACTCGGGCCGCTGTACGAGTCTGGACGTCGCGACGCGCGCGTGCGCGGGGGAGTACTTCCTCACCGTTTAACGGTTAGTCAATGACGTCGGCCAGTTTTCCATTGTTGAGGATGCGCTGGCGGGAGGTTCAAGTGCGGGGTGAGGCTGATCTGCGTAGCGCAGCTTTACGGTGACGGTCTCGAGTTCATTTTGGGCATATCGGTTCGGGCCTTTGCTTTATCGCGGTACACTTCCGGATATCTATCTTTGCCGGAAAGATGCTTTTCACAATCCAATGATATCCGTCCGGGCGTGCGGTGTCGCCGCCGTAACACCACTTACAAACAGGGGGAGCTATAGGCCGTGATTTATTTGTCGCTCGCATGTCGTATTTCCATTGACCAATGGACAGAGAGTCCGCTACACCTTTTAACAGTTAATAGATAGATGGAGCGGTGAGATGCAAATCAAGGTCCAGATCAAATCAGTCTACGGGCGGGACACAGTTTACCCCGCTTGTCCGGATGCCGGCCGGTTTGCGTGTATCGCGGGAACCACAACTCTGACGGATCGCACGCTCCGGCTCATTCGCTCACTCGGATACGAGATCGTTGTGGTGCACCCGACTGTCACTATTAACCGTTAAGAGGAGTACGACCATGCAAATCAAGTTCGGCCACGACTCGCAAGGCGCGTTCATCGCGGGTGACGAGTTCACGGGTGCGACCGTTTACGCGTATCCGGCCACGGCCATGCGGTGTCGGGCCCGCGGAGAGGTGCACACCGCCATTCATTACGAGTCGATCTGTCAGCAGATTTACGATCGTTTGCCGACTTTCGCTCGCTGGTAATCAACCTCTGGGAGTTCAGTGCAATGGAATACAAAGTAACTGCGTGTAGCATGACCGGTTCGCAAAGAATTGAACGGGTCGTATACGCCGCCAGCATTGACGCAGTCCTGCGAGCCGTGGGGCCCGAGCTGCACGATGCTGGTTATTACCCTGTCTCGATTGTGCGGCCGATTGTGCTGCCCGCCAAGGAGGCTTGCTAATGACCTATTCTGACAAATTCGGTCAATTCTTCGGCCGTAAAATCGACCGGAGCGTGGGCGGCTATGTCGCAGTGCTTCATCTTGATGGCGCACCGGCGACCCGTCTGGACGCAAACGTGTATCCTGTCGGGTCGTGGCTGAGTGCTCGTTACGAGCATCCCGAGGGTATTTTGCTGCATGCGCATGATGCGGTGGCGCTCGGCCTATTGATTGAGGAGATCTGATATGCGCGACCTTATCTCAGTCCGCCGCGTTGCCAACGGATGGATCATTTATCCTGGCGGCCCTAATGCCGATCCTGAATTTACGCATATCGCGGCGTCCCCTCAGGAAGTCGGAGCTCATGTCGAGAAATGGGCAAAGGCCACACAAGAAGGTGCGCTGACTTCTCCCATAAAAAAGGCCTGAGCCATGGGCAAGAACCTGATCATCGCCGTACTCGGCCTGGCGTTGTGCCTGCCGTACCTGCGATTGATGCCGCAACCCGCATGGCTGTCGGGCTTGCCGACCGTCATCGTGCCAGTGGTGCGGTAGATGCTGCTCTGGTTCGTCGTAGGCGTTGCCGTGCTTTACGTGCTTAACGCATTGGCCCATCCGAAGATCTGATTCTTTGTGTCCATAATTTCCATTAACCATGACACTAAGTAACCACGCTGTAACCGACGATAGTTCACAAATATTTCGGTCAATCGTTCCCAGAACAAGGAATCCACGTTATGAGTGCATCACTTCAAACGACTGTCGCCGCTCTTACACTTCTTGATCAACTCAGTAACGCTGATCCGAGTTCGGCCGATCTCCGGGCCCGCGCGGCATTCTGGCAACGCTACCTCGAGACTACGCCAGGTCTCGCACCCGACCAGGTCGACCGCCTCGAGGCCTCTTGCGTGGCACTGGCCGCCCGCGCTGATCAGATGGACGCGCCGGCGCCGGTCGTGACGCTGGTTCCGAAACCGACCCGGAAAAGTCCAACCGCTCCAGCACCGAAAGTGACCAAAGTGCCAGCGATGACGGCTGAGCGTTTTTGGAGCCTGCACGGCGCGGCTGTGGACGCGATTCGCAGCTGTCTGGGCGAGAACTGGTACTCGCATGCCCCATTGACCGAAACGGTCGTCCTGACCGTCCCTGGCCGGCTGTGCAGCATGACAGGACCGCTGGGCGGTAAGATCAAGTGGCGCCGTGACTGGCGTATGCCGGCGGCCCGGTACTGGCCTGAGCGTGCGTTACCCGATTGCGGACTCGAGATTGCACCCGCTCCGGTCGACCAGGGGCCGCTTCCCGGCGCCGGCGTGGCGGAGATCGTGGCGGAACAGATTAAGCGCGATCGGCGGTTCAACATCGTGCGCAAGGCTCGCATGGCCCACGAACGGTTTTGCCATATCTCTGGATCATTTGGCCTTCGTGGTAGCGCTTACCACGTCACGTCCCTCGCCGAGGCCGCTACGATACGCCGCGAGTTGGCCAACGCTCTGTTTGATTGGAAAGTATCCGCCGGCCTTATCGACGGCGCCGAGTACGGCGTTGACGCTGAGCGTGACGTGGCAGGGGAGGGTTGAGCCGATGCCACGTCCTCGTAAGCCCGACGATGTGCGTCGGGCTGCCGTCACCCGATTCGGCCACAAGCCGACTGCGACCGCCAGCGGAGCTGGCCAATGACCGCTGGCGGCCCGCTCAGGGCCCGCCTCCGGGCCCTCTGGCACATGTGGCGCCGGCCCGGGCATCGGGTCGCCACCTATTACCTCGGCAAGCATCTGGTCGCCATGCACTGCGTCGACTGCAAGCGCGCATTCTTTGGCCGCCCGGTCGATCTGACTCGAAAGGATAACGGCGAATGTTCCTGATAATCCTGACCGCCGTCGTGATCTGCATCATCGAGTGGTTCGGCGATCGTTCCGCGGTCAGGCGCGCTCGAGGCCGACCGCATTAAATGGCGACAAGGTGGTGACCTTGCCAGCAAGCCAAAGGAGTATTGAGTTGTGGCGTATGAAACCCGGACTTCTGAAAGGTTGCGTGACCGGAGTAAGCCTTGGCCTGGCGTTCTGGGCCGCAGTGATAGCGGTGGTGATTCTGGTGGTGATCACCCGGTCACGATAACGCCCGAGGCCTTCCGCTCTGCATTGCGGGATCTCGGCCACACGCAACGTACCTTTGCGGCCTTTGCCCGCGTCAACGAACGATCGGTGCGGCGCTGGGCCTCAGGCGATCAGATTATGCCCGGTTGGGCCGTGGTGATCATTCGCCTGCTGGACACGCTGCAACGCGCGGGCATTGCGTTTCCCGATTAAAGATGCCGTGCGGGAAACAACCCAGCATAGGAGGCGGTTGCTTCGTTGTATTTCCGCTCCGGTTTGAAGCCCTGATAAGCGGTGGTGCAATGGGCCAGGCAGTACGGCCGACCCGGGAGTGTTGCATCGTCGCAGTAGTGGAACTCTCGGGTGCCAGGATCGCCGAGCGGGAACACGCAGCTGGCCTGGCGCGTCGGTGGCGGCCGCGGAGGCGCCACCACAGCGACCGCTGGCGGCGGATCCGGCAGCGATGGCACCAGGGCCGCTGCGGCGGCGGGGGAGATCACGGTGACCCGGGCGGCCGGTTGCACGACAACTGGTTTCTGTTGCACGGATGCCGGCCTGGGTTGCTTTGGTTGCGCCGGCGGTTTCACCGCTGCAGCATCCGAAACCGCAACCGCGGCAGCTCGCGCATGCTCGCGTTGCTGGCGCCGGCGGTCGACCTCCTCCCGGCTTCGCTTCCTGGCCAGATCCAGCGCTGCCGCGCCATCAGTTTCGCGCAGCACACCGTCATTTCCAACCGAGAGGCCTTCGCGCCATAGCATCCCACTCAATTGACCTTTGGTCGGAACCATCTGGAACCTGGCAAGCAGCATTTCCATCACGGCCGGTCGAAACGCTCGGTTTCCGGCGGTGCGCTGCACATCTCGAATCGCTTCGATGATGTCGGGTTGACGTAATTTCGACGTTGTACCGTCCCGCGTGACTGCCATCGGGGCCCATCTCCCATGCCGCGGTTGGGGTTTTTCGTTAGTCCATAAATTGACCGCTTGCGCGAGATTTATACGCCATCACGCGATCGGCCGCTCGGATTTCCTCCCGCACGCGATGCAGGAAAGCTATGTCGTTCGCGCTCAGATGCATCCAGGCCGGCCGTTCGCTGGCCACTTGCGGGAATCCTTCGAACATCGCTTCCTCCTCGATCGCCGCTTCGGGCGCCCTCTCCACCTGCAGCGCCGACAACGAATAACCGCAAGCCCGCAGGTCCCGATAGACCTGCTTGGTCTCGATACCCTCTGCTGCGGCGAGTTGCTTAACGCTCAGTCCGCGCCGGAGCTGTGCCGCCCAGACAGTGGCATCAAGCCGTTGCTGCTCGAGGGTGCGACGCTGGGTCATCAAAAAGGCGGTTCGCCGATCATTTCATCAAGCGGTGGTAATTGCACTCGTGCAGCGATTCGCACCGCTCCTGCCACGTGCAGGCCTCGGCCGGGTGCACACAAGCCCATCCCCTCGGCCAACCGGGCGGCGCGTGGCGGATGTTTGTAATGCGCCATCTCGCGTGCAGGATTTCGGTTTCGTTGGCCACGTCTACGTCCAAACGATACGATGGAACAGAACAGCCGGCCCGTAGATCGCCGGCAGTTCCTCCGGATCGGCGCACCGATGGTGCGCCAGCCAGTTCGCCCGGTAAATCTCGGTCGCGCGATCGTTCTGCGGCAGCGGATACCCAGGCTTCAGGGAAGTCGAGCTTAACTCGTCGATGAACATATCGTGCCGGGCGGCCTCGTACAGGACGTTGACGTGCTCGAGGTCCGCACCGCCGAGTATTGAGGATATCAGCGCGACGATCTCCCGGTAGTCCGGTTCCTCTGGCCAGTCGATTTCGTGACGTTCGCCTGATTCATGGCCCGGTCGAAAGATCGTATATTCAGTTCGCATGGTTGTTTACCAGTTATTGTTTGCGGTGAATGGGCCAAAATGTGGCTTCCTTCATGCGTTGGTCAATCCATTCGACATCAACGCCGACGTCCAGAATCCGGAGACCCTCGGGACCGCGACGCGATTCCCGCATCAGCACGGAAACAAGACTGCGCTGCGAACCATGCGCCGACACATAATCGACGATGATATCCGGTTCGATATGATACCAACTCCCTTCGTTCCCGATCGGCAGCGGAACTGTGCGGCGCATCGGATTTTCGGCGACCCAATTTCCGAAAAGTTGTTGCATATTATTTACTTTCTCTCGCGCGGATACACAGTACTACCTCTCAGTCTTTCTTTTGAACTTTAGCATTTACCCTTCATCAACATCTTCCTTCAAGGCAGTCATCGGCAACGATGACCGGAGACACGGTCGCCTAACCCCGTTGCCCAAAAGCAACGAAGGTCAGACGGGTCACCGGGCGGTCGTCGCCGCATGCGGTCAGGCAGCGCAGGGGATTTGCCCGCGTGCCCAGACACCTTTTGTCGCCGGCTTTCCCCGACGCAGCAGAGCGGTGCCCGACCCTGTCGCCAGGGCCCGTCGTACTCAGCGGCGGTTTGCTGTCCCGTGGTACCGCCATCGACCTCGCGCGCCCACCGTTGTTCCCTCGCGGGATTCCCCGAAACGGGCGAGGCTGTGCGACCTCGGGCGGAAAACCGCCGGGGACCAAAACTGTCACGGTAGGAGGGTTGAATTTGGCTCAAGAGCACGTATCGTATGGCTCTCAAGTGTTCCAAACCTGGTTCCGTCAGTGTTTGGTCCCGCGTCGGAGCTTCCAACTCCAGTCGCGACATCGAAAGCCTATCGGAAACGGCTCGCCGGTCAACCCACCCCTGCGGGCCGTTTTCATTTTGGCCCGCGGAACTTCACCGAACCATCGGGCCGAACGATCCAGACCGGGACACCTCGGCGCAGCGCATGGCGGATCGTCGACCACGTGCCTGAACGGGTCGTTTCGGCCATGGTTTTCGGTGTGGCGACCAGCCCTTCCGTAGCGTCGACGATCGCCCGATTACGATGAAGATAGGGGTTTGGCTCGTACATCAGGAAGTCGGCATCGTGCGGCCGGGTGTGGCACCAGGCACGATGCAACGGATTGAGCGGCGGGTGTACGCAGACTCCAATCCCCAGTTCACAGGCAATCTGATCCATCTGATCGTCGCTGCCGGTGCAATCGCCGTGGTGCAGGTCGGTCGCACCCAGTTCCAACAGCAACAGGCTGACCCGCGTTTGTTGCTCCGGTGTCATGCCGTTGCGGGTGCCGGTAAAACCGATGTGCACACTCACCCAGCCGCTTCCTGGTTCGCCCGATCGAACGCGATCTGCATCGTCGCGCCGGATGCGCTGATCTCATCCCACGAATTTACGGAACGCCGCGGATCGATCTTCCTGATCCGACAATGATAAAGACCGTCACGATTACGGTACATATTAACGAACTCCCACCCGCGAGCTACGTCTTTGATCGAGAATATCTGCAATGACTCGGTCATCAATGATCTCCACTTCGGTGACCTGAAACTGACGTGGCCGGCACTGCTCGAACTCGACGTAATCGGCCGCACCCGCCAGATCATAGAACGAACCGGCGAGGAAGCGACCGCGGGCGTCGCGCAGCCACACCTCGGTCATTGCGGATACTCCTGGCCCTCCAGGACGGTGCCAGCGGTGATGGCCTGCCAGGGCACCGGATGGCCCGCCGGCAGCGGCCACCAATCCTTGCGCCACGCCGGCAACGGATCGTCGTAATAGAGGCTCGCGTTGGATCGTGGCTTCACATAGGGGGTGCGCGGCTTCATCGCGCCGATCTTCTTGGCGTGCGCGAGTGCATGCTGCCGGCCACAACCGAACCGCGCAGCGGCATCGTTCGTCGATCCACCGGCAGCGATCAGCTGGCGCAGCGCCTCATCCTCAGCCTCGGTCCAGATCCGTTTTTTCCCAGGCATGTTTCGCTTTGCTTTCCCTCGGGTTAGCCAACTCATTTACCAGTTAAGGCACAAGAGAACCGAGTCGGCAACGCATCTTTTCGTAAAAGCCGGTTGACCGCCACACGGTAGGGTAGCAGACTGAAGAGATGGCGGTGGTCAGGGGCCGGAAACCCCTGACACTTGAGCCATAGACCACACTGGGACTGTGGTCGGACGACGACCGGTGCTGCCACCATAGGTGCGCACAGGCGTCGAACGCAACGGCTGTCCCAATGGTTTCAGGGGAGAACGGGCCTTTGCGTAGAAAAATATCCGTTAAATGTCGGTTACAGTGGCTGGGATGAGCCTGCTGGCGGACACAAGCGCCGCCGACAGCCAAAGCGTTCTGGATGCGTGGAACGCCATGGCCGCCCGTGCCGGACTTCCTCGGGTCCGGTTGATGACCAAAACGCGCACTGCGAACCTGCGCTGCCGATTGCGGGAGGTTGGCATCGCTGGCCTGCTCGAGGCAGTCGCCCGGGTCGAAGCCAGCGCTTTCTGCTGCGGCGATAATGACCGCGGTTGGAAAGCCGACCTGGATTTTGTGCTTCAGCCCAAATCGCTCGCAAAATTACTCGAGCACGGGTACCAGATGCGCCGCGCTCCGCACCACCATGAACAGTCGGTGAACGGCGCCGCCATCCTCCTTGCGCAGCTCGACAATTCCGTTCCGCTTCTGGAAGGCACCTTCCATGAAGGCGACTAAGCGCATGGTGGGCCGCTGGCTGCTCGAGGTCATGGGCCGGCAGGTTCCGCAATCCGTTGCCGATGCAAAGCGCAATGCCGAGACCGCCACGCCGGCCTTCGTCGCTCGGTTCGAAGCTGCAGCATTCTGTCAGCAGTCGCAGGACGCGATCGCCGGCAATGTCCGCTATTGGAATGAGGCCGTGGTCAGCACCGCGCTTGATGCGTGGTGCAAGGAAAACCTTGGCACAGCGGATGAACTGGCATTGCCGGCCGAGGCCGAGGCCGCGCCGCTGTCTCGGATGGGCAAGATCTTGTTTGCCCGGTTTCTGAAGGCCACGGATGACCATCACGCCGTGTCAGCACTGGGCCTGATTCATTCGCTCGAACCCCTGGCGTTCAACTGGGTGGTGCGCGAAGACATGCGCGCTGCCGATCTGGTGGTTGGTCGCGGGTGGCGCCTGGCGCCCGAACCTGGCGAACGCGAGGCCGAATGGGATGACGAAGGCGTGGTCCGGGACAAGGCACGCAAGCTGATGGCGTACTACCACGACGCGGCATCACGCCAAACGCCGCGTGACAGCGGCCTTGGCACGTTCAAGAGCCTGCCGGCGATGGCGTGGCTCGCCTCGGCCGAGTTGCTCACAGCGGCGGTCGCGGCCAACGCCAGGCACCTACTGCCGGTGTTGCAGGAGGAGATGACCAGCGAGCGGTATGCAGCGCCGGCGCGGCCGCGTTTGTTCGGAGGGGATTGACCATGGCGGATACCGTCACGATCGAGCGTAAGCCCGAGACGACGCGTTTCGAGGCGTCGGACCTCGCACGTCGGATTGAGCGCGGTTACATGGACTATATCAAAATCCGGGAACTTTCCGTCAGCGAAACCGCGGTGATCGTGGCGGCGCTGCAGGCGTATGGCCGTTGAGCGGCGATCTGCTGCCGATCACGGTCGCCGAGATGATCACCGAGATCGAGCGCGAAATCGGTCTGCGGGAATGGGTCTATCCGGGGTTGGTGGAGCGCAAGAAACTGCGACAAGCCAAGGCTGATCGCCAGATCGCCATCATGCGCGCGGTGCTTGATCACCTGAAGTCGCTGCCAGCATGAGGGAGTGCCTGTCCTGTGCGGGTCGGCCAGATGATGGCGCGGAGATCCCGGACCGTTCACGGTGGTGCTGCGATTGTATCGCCGAGACGGCGCGATCCGCCCTGCCGGACCCTACACCGGCGTGCTCGCGGCGCAGTTATCGGGCGGCGCTGCGCCACCGCACACAGAGTCCACAGATGGACCTGATCGACCTTATCACGCCAGTGCCGGGCGGTCCGCTGTGATCCGGATTATCTGCGGCGACGCACGCGACGAATTGCGCAAGCTGCCAGACGCCAGCGTTCATTGCTGCATCACGAGTCCTCCGTATCTTGGCCTACGCGATTATGGCGTACCAGCAACGATATGGGGCGACGATGATACCTGCGAACATGAATGGGGTGACGTTCTTCAGGTCAACGCGACGAACCACACCGACAAGCGACGGTGGCAACACACCCGCAACGGCCGGGACGAAGAGCAACCGACCGAAAAACGTGTCGCGTGGCTCCGCACCGAGGTGCCTCAAGGAAAATTCTGTCAACGCTGCAACGCATGGGCCGGCGCGCACGGTCTCGAACCAAACCCCGATCTATTTGTCGCCCATGAGGTTTTGATTTTCCGAGAGGTTTGGCGGGTCCTGCGGCCTGACGCTGTCCTGTTCGTCAACATGGGGGACGGGTACGCCAGCGGAGGAGGAACAGGCACGCAGGGCAAACGCGGGCAGCGAAGGGACCGAAGACACACGCAAGAAGCACTCGGCAACATTCGATCATGGCCAGACCTCGGCCTCAAACCAAAAGACCTGATGATGATGCCGGCCCGCGTGGCGATGGCATTGCAAGCCGACGGTTGGTTCCTTCGGTCGCAGATGCCATGGATCAAACGCTCCTGCATGCCGGAGAGCGTGACTGACCGGCCAGCCTCAGCAGTCGAGTACGTCTATCTCCTGACGAAGTCGGCAAAGTACTACTGGGACGTAACCGCGGTCAAAAGGGTCGGCTCCGTCGCCGCCGGCACGCGCGCGGCGAAGGGTTCCAATGTGCGCTCAGAGTTGAAAGACGTAAACGGGCGGCCGCCGGAGTACTGGGAATACACTGGCGCCAGGAATTTCCGGAACTCGGACCTGTTTTTCGACAGTCTCAACGCGCCTCATGGTCTGATCACAGATGACGGTGGCGATCCGATCGCGCTCGATGTCAATACGCAGCCATTTCCGGGCAGTCACTTCGCAGTTTTTCCTTCGGGCCTCGTTGAGCCGCTGATCCGTGCGGGAACGAGCGAGAAAGGTTGTTGCGCTTTATGCCGGGCGCCATGGGTCAGGCAGATTGAACGCGTGAGCACTGACCGCATCCAGAAAGCGGCGGATGGCTGGGACGCCAGCGAGGGTGCGCATGGCACGATCCATCGAAACGGCCGATCGAAAGGAAAGACCGGCGTCCCGGTCACGGAGGATCGTACGACAGGCTGGCTTGCATCTTGCGTATGCGAATCCGCCGTGGTTCCGTGTACTGTCTTGGATTGTTTCGCTGGCGCATTCACGACAGCGATGGTTGCCGATCGCCTACAGCGCGACGCGATCGGAATCGAATTGAGCCCAGAGTACTGTGAGATGGCACAGCGCCGGTTGCTGAAGGACGCGCCGCTGCTCACACAGATTGCGAAGGCGCCGCAACGACCGCGCCTGTTTTCCTAACCTCAACGGAGAGACTCCAAGATGTCAAAGCCATGCATGCGACTCGGTCAGGCCCAGGAATGCGCCACATGCGGTTCCCGCGCTGATGAAGATTGCCCATACGAGACAATGAGCGAAGGCCTGAAAGAACGGCCGAAGATTCAGGTGCGCGGCGGCAACTGCTCGGGCGATGATGATATGTGTCAATCATGTCAATGAGCAGGCGCCGCAAGATCGAGTACGATTGTCTCGCCAAACTCGAATCGGATGAACCGTGCTTCGTCCTCATTGGTCGTGATCGAGAGGCACCGGCGGTCATCAAGATCTGGGCAACGCTGTGGTTACAAGAGATCAGTCTTGGACTTCGGCCTGAGGCCGACCGGCCGCAGGTCACGCAGGCGTTGAAGATCGCGCGGGATATGGAAATCTGGGAGCGGGACCGGCGCCAGAAGAGCGAACACGACGCACTGAAGTTCGACGACCGCGGGCACCCGACGACCGGTCCGCACCGGCATATGGAGCGCAACGCCACCAGCGGCGCGAATGATGCCAAAGATGGATGACCTGACCGGCCGCACGTTTGGCCGACTGACGGCGACGGCCCGGAGCGAACGTCGGTGGTCCGACAAGACTTATGCTTATTACGATTGTCAGTGTTCCTGCGGAGGTAGGCGGCCGCACGTCCGAAGCGATTCGTTGCGCAACGGCCGCACACAGTCTTGTGGGTGCCTCTATCGCCAGGCCGACCAGATGGCACATCGTGGCGCGTAGACCGAAAGCGGCGATCGCTGCTGCATCAAAACAACCACTCTCGCCAGACTGGCGGAACGATGGACGCTGGCGCATCACGGCGATGCTCGCGAAGATCCCGCAAGACGAGTACCTGTCGGAGGTCAGGCGCTTCGAACAGGACGCCATCGCATCCGGTATGGTGAGCGACGACTGGCTAAGAGAGTGGAAAGTCTTTTGCTGGAAGCGGTTGAAGGGACCTGGGATGCGGTGTGCTTTTTGCGATAAGCCCGATGCGCAGCTCCCGATCATGTGCAATCCAGAGGACGAATCGTCGCAGAAATTCCGATGGTATTGCGACTCATGGTGCCTGGCACAATACGAGACGAACCAACCGCGGCCCGCACAACCCGCCAAACCGAAGCGTCCAAACCTATTTGCGTAAATGCCTTTAAGCGAAGATGCCCAATGGTTTGGCCGTCCGTTTGTGAGGTGCTGACGGTCCATCGCTGCGCAGGACCGCCCACCGTGCCAGCAGCGCCGCCTCTGCTCTACCGTCATCGCGAACGCGCTTGAACTTGTCGGCGGCCCCCGGCCAAAACCGGGTCGCCATCTGGCGGGCGGCACCCTTGTCCTTCGGCACGCCGGCCCGGCGCTTCCATGCCGCTGCGTAAACGATCTCGACCGGCAGCCCGAGGCCAGCAGCTGCGCCTTCGATCAGGCCAGCGCTGTAACCGAATGAAAAGCAGCTCGAAACGCCCTGGCCCGGCATCGCACCAACGCCCTCGATCACCACCAGATCGGGCCGACGGGCACGGAATGCCAGCGCGAGGCCGGCCGCGGAGACCCGCAGTTTGTCCCGGACCGTCGACATCGGCATGTCTTCGACGTCGATCAGATGGCCATCCCCGGTCACCCACGCCAAGGCACCCTTCGCGCCCGGGTCAATTCCCAGAACGACCATACGGAATTCCCTCTTTACTGCGGGCGACGCGCCGGTGCGCACGCTGGTTGGCCGGACGTAGCAGATCCTCGACGGGAACCCCCGTTGCCTCGGAGATCAACCGCGCGCTGCGGAGAGGGGCATAGCCCGATCTCTCGTACTCACTCAGGCGGCTCTGCCAGAGGTGGACGCGACAGCGCTCCCAGATCAGGCGGGAAAGCGCGGCCTGGTTGCCAGCGACGGCGATGGCACGCGATATTCCCGACAATTTGTCACCTGACATGCCGACACCCCATTGACCAAATAACCGTTAATGACGCAGGATACTCGCGTCAAGGAGACACCCAATGCCAGAGCCTGCCGTCACCACGTTGCCTCGAGGGACCCGCGAACGACTTGCTGCCGTTCCAATGCCGGCGCGCATCGCCAAACTTCAGCGGGACAGTCGCGGTTACCCCATCCCGCGATTCGTCGACCGGAAGGCCGACAAACCGGATGGTGAACCTGACTTTCGGATCATGGATGCGAAGTACCTGGCGGACTGCATCCGGTACCGCATCTGCTGGGTATGCGGCGGCGCGCTGCCCCGCGTGAAGGCCTTCGTGGTCGGTCCTATGTGTATCGTAAATCGCACCAGTTCCGAACCGCCGTCGCACCTGGAATGCGCCCACTACTCGGTCTTGGTTTGCCCGTTTCTGGCGTTCCCGAAAATGCGTCGGATCGACGTCGGCAAGCCCGAAGGTGCGACTGCATCGGGCATAATGATTCGCCGGAACCCTGGCGTCGGGTGCATATGGTCCGTCGAAAAATACAAGACATGGAACCCTGCGCCTGGCGAAATCCTGTTCGACATCGGCGAACCGGTCGCAGTCGAGTGGTGGGCCGATGGACGGTTCGCGACCCGTGCCCAGGTCGATGAGTCGATCCGAACCGGTCTACCGTCGCTCGAGGCAGAGGCGATGAAGCAAGCGGGCGCGATGGCTGCGTTGCGCTCGGCCGTCGAGCGGTCGCAGCAATTCCTGCCTGCCGCCTGATGAAGTGGCATCCGATGAGGGAACCGACCCCAGCTGGCAAAGGACGGTCGGTGATTATCGTCGCGCGGTTCTGGCCGGACGGCAGCTGCTCCTGGGCCCGAACTCCGTGGTCAGGCGAGGACGCAGAACCCGCGACCCATTGGGCATTCTTGCCGTCGCCAGGGAATGAGAATGCCACGCCGGACTGACCAACCGGTGCCCGGTCATTACACGCTACGACTCTGCCGCGGCGGGCCGCCGGTCGGCGCAGAGATTGTGCACGATGAAACCGGGCAATGGTGGGCCATGATCGACGATGTGCTGTATGGGCCGGCCACTGACCCGTTCGCGCTCGAGGCGCTCGGCCAGGTCCACGCTTATGGCGTGGAAGCTTCGGAAGCGGAGGTCCGTTACCGGATCGACCTGAAGCGCTGGGCGGTCGCGTATGCGCCGTCACACCCCGCAGCGAACGCTCGGCGCCCGATCAACTCTGATCAGCTGTTGCCGTTCTGATCATGATTCTGACATGTCAAAAGTGCTCAGGCATATTCTATCGAGCAAAAAGTCAGGTGAAGAACCCCGAGCGGTCGTTTTGTTCCAAGGAATGTCACGAGGTATATCGGTCGCCTCCTGTCCAGCAGCGTCTTGCCGATCTTAGTATGCCGGTCCCATTCTGTGGATGCATTGTATGGTTGGGCCCTACGAGCCAGGCCGGTTATGCAAAAATAGGTGTGAGATTGGTTCATCGCATCGTTTGGGAGCTGCTTAATGGTCCGATCCCAGATGGCCTTCAGATTGACCACTTATGTCGCGTCCGTTGTTGCATCAACCCCGACCACCTTGAGCCGGTAACGCCCCGTGTGAATACACTGCGTGGAAACGCTCCCGCGATCTTGGTGGCCAGATATCGAAGTATTTTGACTTGCCCGCGTGGGCATCCGTATTCCGCAGACAATACTTACGTCGATCCTCGCGGATGGCGTCAGTGCATAGTATGCCAACAGCGGCGCGGCCGGGAACATAGAGAACGTCAGTTACGGGAGAAGGCGACAACATGAGTGCCATCCGGAACCTCCCGACTTTACTCGATCTGCTAGGCGTCGATGTCATCCAGGCCATCATAGATGCTGCTTTGGATGATGAACCTGTGTCCGTCGTTGACGGTAGCCGGACACCGTCTATCAGACAGCGCGAGATTGATTTGATCGCGATGACAAGGCGGTTCCTCAAGGCGTACCCGCAGATCGAAGACGACGAAGGCGAGCGCATCGCAACCGAGGTGTTGCACACCTGCGGCCGTTTCGTTGGCGACAGCGGCCGTGTCGAAAAAACCCGGCAAGAGATGAAGCAGCCGGTGCTGACCGCCGGTCGCGTGATCGACGAAGAATTCCGCCGGTTTGGCCGCGACCTGATCGTGCGGCCGCTGACCGGGCCGGTGGCCAACCGACGCATCGCACCTCTGACCCTCGCGGAGCAGATTTCCAATCTGGTGATCGCCAAGAAGGAACGCGACGCCGAACGCATCCGCAAGGATGCCGAGGCCGAGGCGCAGCGGTTGGAGAAAGAGGCACAGGTCGCTCGTGATCTTGCCGCCAAGGGCAGCAATATTGTGACTGCGGACGATGCTACAGCGGCAGCGGAAGCGGCCCAGAAGCAGCGCGAGACGGCAGCGGCACCGATCAACAAGCTGACCCGGACGTCCGGCAATCTGGCTGGGTCCACGTCAGGCAAGCGGGTGCGCGTGTTCGAAATCACCAACCCGGACCTTGTGCCGAGGCAATTCTGTGAGCCGTCGGACCGCTTGCTGCGCGCCGGCGTTGGCGATCCTGACACGCCGATCCCTGAGATCCCAGGCGTGAAGATCACCGATCACACCGATCTGAACCGGAGATAGTGATGAGGACTGAGGCGATCGGCGCGGCGGCGCGGGCATTGACGAAGGCGCTCGACAAAGGGCCGGGCATCGTGCCGGACGCCATGGTGCTTGCGGACTTCCTGCAGGCGCTTTTCGAAGAGGGATACTGCGTTGCCCGCATAGAGCAACCTGACGCGCATTTGATGGAAGAAGTGTTCCAACGGGATGGCTATCGCGAGGTCGGCACCGCGCAGGCGCCACCGGCCGTCGTGGATGAAGTCCCGTTCTGAAGGAGCGAGTTTATGCCGCGCTATCTGATCCTCGACACCGAGACGAGTGGCTTGCCGCTGCCCTACAAGAAAGGCGGGCCGCCGCCGTCCGCCACTGCGGAAGGCCAACCGCGATTGGCTAGCTTCACGTTGCTGGCGACAACACCTGAACTCGAGATCGACGAGGATGCCAGCATTTCCGGTCTCGTCAGGGCCGACGGTTGGAAGATGTCGCCTGGTGCCACGAAGGTAAACGGCATCACGGATGAGATGCTTGCAGCAGGCGGTCTACCCGTCGCTGAAGTGCTGAAAATCTACGCCGAGTTCATTGACTCCGGCTGGATTGTGGTCGCGCACAACGTGCAATTCGATGCGAAGGTCATGCGCGGCGAATTGCGTCGCGCTGGCATGGACGACCGCTTCATGAAGACCTTCACGCTGTGCACGCAGAAGGCATCGCAGGCGGTCATCAAAGAAGCGCCCACGCACAAGATGCTGGCTGCGGGTTACAAAATCTTCAAGCAACCGAAGTTGCAGGAGGCCTATGAATATTTCTGCGGCGAACCATTTGCCGACGCACACACGGCCGCCGCCGATGCCAGGGCGTGCCTTGCCATCTTCCGCAAACTGATGGCGATGAACGCCTGCCCGGAACCTTCCATCCTGTTTGCGAAGTCTCGGCAGCAAGAACAGCAATCTGGAATGTTCACCGTATCCGAGGCATACTGCACCGATCCGGACGCAGCCCCGTGAACACCGGCCGTTGCACGGTAGAGCATTGCGAGAGACCGTTGCGCGCGGTTGGTCTGTGCAAGGGCCATTATGCCCGGAAGCTGCGGTACGGGAACACACTGGCGGATCCACCGAAGAACAGGCGCGCCGGAACGGGTAGCACGATGTCGAATGGCTATGTTCGGATTATGGTTGATGGTGTTTCGAAACTCGCTCACCAATGGACCGCAGAAAAGGCACTCGGGAGAGTTCTGCCGCCAAAGGTTGAGGTGCACCACGTCGATTTTGATCGCTCAAATAATCTCTCGGTCAATCTGGTTATCTGCCCCGATGCTGCCTATCACGACTTGCTGCACCTCCGAACGAAGGCGCTAATCGCCTGCGGAAATCCAGACGCAAGGAAATGCCGCTTCTGTAAGCGGTATGACGACCCCGCCAGTCTGTTCGTTCGTCGCAGTGGTGTTCACCACCGTGAATGCATGAACGCTTATTACAGGAACAAAAGGAAAATCACATGAGTGACGAAATCCTGCCGCCCGAACCGCGCCGTTCGGACAGGGTCAGCAACCCATTCGGCAGTCAAGCCGTCCAGGTCTCAGGCGGCGGTGGAGCTTTGGCGCGATCGGACCAGCAGAAGACCGTTGCGGAAGTACAGGCTCGCATGATGATCGCGCGCTCTTACCCACGCGATCCCATCAAGGCGATGGATATGATCCTGTCGGATTGCACCCGGCCGACCTTGGCGAAAAAAGCGCTTTATCAGTACGTGCGGGGCGGGACAGACATCTCGGGACCATCAATCCGGCTCGCCGAGGCGCTTGCCCAGCGATGGGGGAATATCGCCTCTGGGGTAAAGGAGGTCAGCCGCGCCGGAGGTTATAGCGAGTGCATCGCGTATGCGTGGGACATGGAGTCCGGCTTCTATGACGAGCGCCAGTTTCAGGTTCGTCATTGGCGCGACACGAAGCAGGGCGGTTACGCTATCACCGACGAGCGCGATATTTACGAGCTGGTGGCAAACAACGGTGCCAGGCGTAAGCGAGCCGCGCTCCTGACGGTGATCCCAGGTGACGTGGTCGAAGCCGCGGTTGAGCAATGCGAAGAGACGCTCGCGGCGACAGCCGACACCACGCCAGAAGCGCTGATCCGCATGGTCGAAGCGTTCGAGCAGTTCGAGGTGACCCGCGAGCAAATCGAAAAGCGGATCCAACGACGCATTGAGGCGATCCGTCCGGCGCAGGTGATCCAATTGAGCAAGATATTTGCATCGCTCACGGACGGCATGTCCGCTCCTGCCGATTGGTTCGAGGTGGAAGGTGCGGCGGCTGGCGGCGGGGTTTGGGGTGCGGTCGATCAGGCGCACGCAACCCAGAACAGCGCTGCGCCGCAGGCCGGCACGCCCCATCGGCGAGCGCCCCGCAAGGCAGCAGCAAAAGAACCTGCGCCGCAGGAACGCGGAACGCCGCCAACCGATCCGCCTGATACCGCAGCGCAGGGCGATACGGGCCAGAAGCCGCCGCCGGCCGCGTCCACAGGGACGCAGCGCGAAGCAGGATCGCCTGCGGTGTCCGAGGCCAGAGGTGATGGTCCTGCCGCGCCTCCGGCGGCTTCTTCCAAAACGTCCGCCAGCGCCGGTGAAACCCGAACTTCGCAAACCGGGGCAGCAGTGGGGCCGTCGGCACCGGAGGCGAAGCAGATTCAACCTGAGTCCTCCGGTGCCCCCTTTGCCGCTTGGCTGATCGACGGCGACGGCGTGGCGATCGACGGGACCGAGGATTTCACCGACCCGGTTGAGTTCGCCAAAGCCTATGCCAAGGCTTACGCCGATATGTTCCCGCCGGAACGCAAACCATTCGAGCGGGCCAACGCCGAGTCGCTGACCGCTGCGCGTGAACTTAGCCCTTATGCCGTCGAGGAGGTGCTTAACCCGCCGAAGGTGCAGCCAGCGGCCGAGACGCAACAGCAGTCGGCCATGGCAAACGAATTGCCGTTGGACGCGCCACACGACATGGCATTGATCCCGAAGCCAACCAAACCAACTCGTGCCGCCTTCGTGGTATTCAATGAGGCGCTGAAGGCGAAGGCTGCGACCGCGACCGAACTGCAGCTCGGCCATATTCAGGCGGTCAATACCGGGACCATCAACGGCATGCCGAACGCTTACCGGTTGGACGCGATTGGCATCCTTGAGGCCCGGCGCAAGGAACTCACTGCGTCGGCAGCAGGGAAAGGCAACGGCAGCGCGGCACCGAACATTGTCGAGGATCTGCGCGGCGACGTGCTGTCGCTGACCAGCGCCGAGAGTGTGACCACCTGGTTGGCGATGCCGCGGATCAAAACGCTGATTGCGAATGTGCTGGCGACCGACCCTCCTGGCTGGGTGCGGGTCATGAGCGCCGCGAATAGCGCCTACGTGCGCATGCGCGTGGAGGGTTGTGAGACGCTTGAGGCCTTCCAGGCGTTGGACGGCGACTCGATGGTTGACGGCGCTGTCGGGTGGCTAAATCAGAATGACGCGACTGAGTACGCTGCCATTGTCGACTTCATCAAGCAGCAGCGCGCTGGGTTCCCGGCTTAAATGAGGTCAGGCCGGACGGTTGAACCGACGCAGCGTTCGACTGTCCGGCCCCTTCTCCTGCCGCGGGCCACGCTGCGCCGCAAGCAATTGTTCCCACTGGCCGCTCGGTAGCTGCCGTCGGCCGATATAGCCGCCAGGCGCCAGCAGAAATGGCCCTGCGATGTCCGGACAGGGATACATGGTGAATGGCGGCGCGCCGCCGGGGACAAACCATGACGGTGTGACGCAATTGCTGATCAGATGACCGGCGACGCGCACCGCATAGCGGTCATCTTCCGGTGCATCGGCTACCTCGCGGGCATACTCCCAACCATCATACGTCACGGTCTGGTCGATATGTGGATCCGCGAGCATCTCCCAGACCTCGTGGCTAAATGTAACGTTCCAGTTTTCCTGATCGGCGATGCAATCGGCGGCGAAGATCTTGGCGAGCGGTTGGCCCTCCGGCGTGACATCGTGATAGCCCAGTGCGCCGGCCTGGTCCGAGTGGTCGAAAAACACCACCTGCCACCAGTCGGGTTGGATTGCGCCGCCAGGTGGCACGTAAACCAGTTCGGCGCCTCCCCATAGCGGCGCGAAGTCTCGGTCCAGGGCGATCTGGGTTGCCGCCACACACTGCTGAATGTAGCGGGCCGGGATCAGCCCGGTGTGCGTGTAGATCGCAATAACAGGCATTGTCCTGGCCTCACTTATGCAGCAACGGGATCGGCACGGTCGGTGCCAGCGCAGCGACTGGCACACCGGCACTGACGCCGTTCACGAAGGTGGTCAGCAATCCCACCAGGGTCTGCGCCTGAGTGACGCGGGTTTGGTAGGCGGCCAGCTTTTGGTTAGCGGCCACGACACTGCCGATCGAACTCACACCCGCCGACAGATAATCTTCGATCTGTTTCACGATCGGCAGCGCGGCCGCTGCAGTCATCGTGTTTTGCAGAGTCTGGAAAATCGGTCCAGCCTGGTTGAGCCCGGTCATCACCCCGGCCATCAGAGACGCAGATGCGGGCACCGCAACCGAGATGCCAAGTGCCAGAGCATCGGCAAATGGCAACACGTACTGGATGGCGTTGAACACGGCCTGGACGGTCGGATTGCCCGAAGTCGCGGCGCATGATCCCAGGAATACGGGCAGCGCGAGCGCAGATGCAGCAAGAAGTCGTCGCTTGAACATTTCGAACCCCTCTCTGTTATTTCGTTTCCGGCTTATTTATTTTGATCATGAGCCATTGCCACAGATAGGAAACGGCACTGACCAGAACGCCGATCAGCAACGATAGCAGCTGGCTGTCGAGCGTGATGCCGTGCTGTTGCAGATCGGCACCGATGGCCGTCACGAGATAGGCCATGAGACCCGGACTGATCGCGCCACCGTGACTGATGCTGTCGAATAAGGTTTGCAGGTCAGCCTTCGCGGCTGGGTTTTGTTCCGCTGCATTGTAGAGATCGTTGGCATCGTTCGCCACCCTGACGATCGTATTCGTGGCTGGCGCGACCGGGGCGGTTGGTGTGGGCGTCACGGCCATTTCAGGTTCCCCCTTTACGAAAACGGCCCCAGGCCGGAGCCGAGGGCCGCGTTACCACGCCGTGTGCGCGGAATTACGGAGTCGGTGCAGGAGGCGTAACGGGCGGAACGACCAGTGCGTCAAGGGACGTTTTGACGGCCTGGACGCGCGTGACCTGGGCGTTCAGCGCATCGACCTGGGCCTGCGAGATGGTGCTGCCAGCCGGCGGCACCGCAGCCTGCAATTCGGCGGCGATGGCGGTCACGTCGGTCTGAATCGAGTCGAGGCCGGCACTCAAGGCGGCATTGGCGGCGTCAACCTGTTCGGAAAGCGTCTGAGACATGACGATGAGCCTTTCGGTGCTGCGAAGGATATCGCGAAGTAGTTGACGGTCTGACAGCATCGTCGCCAACTCGGGCGGCAGATGCAGATGAATGTGGACCTGAACTTCCTCGCTCATGACCAGAAGATGAACGAAGCGTGCACAGGTAGCAAGTTACGATCCTGCGATTCTCCGCCCCTGTGCGAGGAGTGCCCGACGCTCCGCCAGCATCGCCATTACCGCCTTGCTGAACGAGGTCAATCCCTTCGCTGCCCGATATTCGTCCACCTCTGCGGCCACGTCAGGTTCAAATTGGACGCTCCTCGGAACAACGGCCACTATTGGCTTGCGTCTCGCGGGACGAACAGCCATCGCTCTCACTCCATCACGTCACGAAGGCGCCGGACACATTTATTCAGCCTCGCCGCAGTTTCCCGTCGGGCCGATTCGGTTGCTTCTGCCCATGCCCTTAGTTGTGCGGTCGTCACAAATTGCCCAAGCGGTTGCGGTGGTTTCGGCGCCAACTGACAGTAGTGCGGCAAATCAATATGCGGTCGCGGTGGTACCGTCACTATCTGCGCCTTGCACCCCGCCACTGCCATAAGCAGGGCGAATGCCCGGATCATCGTCGCGGCGGCGTCGGCGTGCTGGCCTTGACGATGTCGCCGACTTGTACCTTCAGGTCGATCAACTTGTCGCTCAGGCCATTGATCTTGTCACTGAGGTTGCTCAATTTCTGATCTTCCATGTCCGTTTTCGAGTCGATCTTCGCACTCAGCTTGTCGCCGAGTTGAGTCACATCGTTCCTTAGAACGACCTCTGCGTTGGTGGCCCGGGCGGTTTCCTGGATCATCGCGGAGTGGACCTCCTCATAGGTCGCGCCAGCCGTCCAGGTAAGTTTGATCAGCAGTCCAATCATGGTGAGGGCTGGGATCAAAGGAAGCAGTTGGCCGAGTTGGATTACGTTCCGGTAGACCGTTGGCTTATCGGAAGGGGTAGTCTGATCAGGCATGGCGTTATGCTGCAGCGTAAATTATCATGTTTGTCATGGCAGTCGGTTGCACGTTCTGGGTTGTGCCAGTCAAGCCCGATGATACTGTCGTGGTCACCGTGGTGGCGACGGTCAGGCCGGTCACCGAATAACTCTCGGTCGAACCAGTGTTCTGGCACACCTGCTTGTTCGGACCGGCCAACACGCTTGCGCCGGCATTATTTACCGCCACAGACCCGCCGCTCACAACGCTGCTCGCCGAGCTGCTCGCCGAGAGGGTATCCTGCTGGGCCAATTGGCCACCGCCCGCCGCGCCCAGGGTCACTCCGGAGATGCCGCTTACTCCTGACGTCATCCGGTTCGCCGGCGTGCCGCCCATATTGTCGACGCCGGCCATCACGCGGCCGCGCAGATCCGGCAGATTAAAGGTGGTGGTGCCATCGCCGGCGCCCCACGTCGTGCCGAGGAGGGCGAACAGGGCGGCATAGGTGGTGCGGCTGACCGCCTGCCCATAACAAAGGTACCATTGCGAAGGAATGGAGGCAGCAGGGCCGGCGAACTGCCTGACCTCGCCGATGATCCCCGCCGTATTGGCGACGGTTCCACCGGCGGCCGGGCCGAAAGGGTCAATGCTCCAAATCTGAGACCCGGTTGGATTATCCGGCGTGGCAGCGGTAAATAATTGAATCTTGTACGCCTGGGAAGGATCGAGCCAAATACTGCCGAAGCGGCCGTTCGCATCAGCAACGACTGGTTGGGCAATCGGAGTGGCCAGTCCAGGATCTGAATAGACCGCGAGCGGCGTCGTGGTTCCAGATTCGTAAAACAGAAGTTGACCGCCAGCCAAGGGAGTGCCGTTCGTTGATATTTCGAACGGATTTGCGGTATAGTACGCAACGCCAGAGGCGGCCATTGGCTCTCTCCTAGTTGTGCGGTCCGTGCGCCTTACCGGGCCGCGACATCCTCGGGATGGCTTTCACCGTCGCCGGTGCGTGATGCGCGAACTGACCCAACACGGCCCGCCCGGCCTTGAGCGCGTGACCGCCTGGCGGTTGCGGCATCCTGATCGCCGGAAAAGCCTTTATTTTCGGCATTTTCATGTGTAAATATCTCGCACTGAACTCAGAATTTGAGAGATATTCGTTATGTTCCACGCACTGCTTCTGGTAGCCGTTATCCTGGTGGTCAGCTTCAGGATTTGCCAACTGGTCTGGTATCTCGGCCGGTCGGTCGGACGTGTGCTTTCTAGGGCCCTCATTGCTGCTGCGCTCCTGTTGCGACGGTTGGTAGCGTAAGAAGCCCGCGTATCCAGACCTTCGTCCGTGGATTGAAACTCACCCTGCGCACTGCCCGTTGCATCAGATCTTTTGCGATCACAGGGTCGCTGATCGCCTCATCCAACCGCTCCATCACTTTCTCGCGGGGCGCGTCGTAAATCCGTCGAAGGACCGCTGTGCCGAGTCCTCCGCCCTCAGTTCCCGCGCCAAGTATCGCGCCAAGTGCGCCTTCTCCGACAACGTTGCCGATCGTGCCGCCAAGCGCAGCGCCGATCCCTGCACCTGCGACATGCCCGACCAGTGGCGGCATGAACATATCGAGCCATCTTTTATTGGACATTAGACGCGTGAAGGTTGCGGAATTGACCGGCCTTCCTAGGTTGTCGCCCCGGTTGATCATTCTCGCGTAATCCTTAACCCTGAGCCACGCGTCGATCTCGGCTGGCGTATACACGCCGGTGCGCTCCAACATCTGCCTGTTATTACCAAGGAAGTCCGCCGCCTTGGCCATCGAGATCATCTGCTGACCAGCCGCATCAATATTGTTGGTCGAAACCGTGCTCAGGAACCTGGAAGCGATATATTCCCGTAACCCCTCTTTCAGTTCTGTTTGGGCAAGTTGGACGCCCACTGGGTCGTACTTGGTTCCGAGCTGACCCAGCTTCAGCCACTCGGATTTGATGTCGTTGAGGAATTTCCCGGCGTCCCGAATAGCTCCTGGTCGTTCGGTTCCGTTGGCAAAATCGAAAAAGCGATTGGCTGCCGTACCCGGCGTGACAGTCTGGTTGCCGTAGGAATTGCGTCCGACGATATTATCGAACGAGGCATGTCCAAAGGTCTCGGCCTCGTGACGTGTGAACTCGCGTGCCTTGGTCAGGTCTCGAACGAGGGCCGGGATAGGCTGCACGGCAGGGATGACGGTCGATGGCTGTGCCGCGATCTGCACAGGCACCACCGTTCCATCCGCCTGCGCGTGCATTTCGGTCCGCGCGGGAAGTCCCGGGATGGTCCGTGCTGGGCGCCCTGTCACTTCCGGCGCGTTCCAGAGACCGTCATGCGCCGCGCCGCCAAGCTGCTTTGCGACGAGCCGTACGTTATCATCCTGGTTTGGATCGCGACCGATCTTTTTGAAACGTGATGCAATCGAGTTCAATTCGTTGGCCGATATCTTCTCTGACATCTCCGTCAGGTCTTTAACGACGCCGCGAAGCACACCAGAGTTGTTCATTGCATCGTGAAGGCCCGGGGTATCCGCCTGGATGCGGAGGATCGCGTCAGCAACGGATTTCTTCGAGGATTCGGAAGACATGTTTTTGTCTTTGAGGGCCGGCGTGTTCCAGAGCCGTCCTTCCTCGGTGTTCGATATCTTCGTGCCGCTCTGGACACCGCTGGTAAAGCGGGTCGATCCGCGCGCTGCAGCCGCTTCAGGTGCCACATTGGTTCCTGGCGTTCCTGGGACCTCACCGATGACAGCCGTATTCTGGGCGGTCTGCATCCGTTTCATTGCCGCGACATTGGCGGCATTACGGGTATCGACGAGTCCAGCTAGCTCTGGACTACCCGATGATTGGGCGATGTTGAGAGGCGCCCCTGGAATCGGCGAAGGCTCGAAGTTTGGGACGGTATTGCCAGCGGCTTCGTTCAATATCTGGCCGGTAAGACGATCGACCTGGGATGATGGCCTGAATGCTGTGTTGATGCCCCTCCCGATGGCCGCCGCGGCATTTGTAAGTTCCCCTGCGACACCGCCTCCGATGACGTTCCCTACCAATTCAGCGACTGGCTTGTACGGATCTGGCACAGCCTGGCTGGCCAATGTTCCTGTCACACCTCCCGCAGCTCCGGCTGCCACTCCTCCGACTCCGGCTCCTTGGGCGATGGTAGAAAGGGCCGGAGCGACAGCAACGCCCGGGGCCGCCGCACGTACCAATCGTGAGGCCACGCCACCTGGAAGTGCGACGCTGGCGGCGCCGCGGCCCGCTGAACGAAGAAGCGCTTCAGTCTCATTCGCTGGTGCCACGTTCTCGGGGTTTGCGCCGAAAAGGCCGAACAACTCATTCCAGGACTTCGCTCCACCGAATGGTTTCTCGATCGGCGGCATGCCCATCGCTTTAAGACCGAGGTTCATCGCCGCAGCCGCGGTGTCCACAGGAAGACCAAGTAATCCCGATACCGCCTCGCTGGTGCCTGCGCCGACGTTTGCTACCATTCCTGTCGTTTTCGTGCCTGGCGCAACGGCTTGCACTCCCTGCGCCGCTGGTGTCGCAGGTGCCGATGATACCGGTGAGGCCACCTCGTACTTCGCGAACGGATCGACCTGCGGCGCACCTTTCGCCGGCGCAGTTGGCGGTACGGCTGCTGCCTTCCCCGGCGCTGTCTGATCCAGCATCTGGTTGACGGTGTCAGAGATCGACCCGGGTGCCGGCGCAGCGGCGGCGCCTTTCACCGCGATCGGCGTGGTGGTGGGTGCGACGGCTGGTGCCTGATCAGGGGTTGGCGCACCGCCTGGTGCGAGGTCGGCGCGGCGATACCCGGTCCATTGGCCGGACTGATCATAGACCGGGATCAGCTGTTGACTGACTGCCGGCCCTGTGGAAGCAGGCTGCGCGTTGTCGTTCGTCGGCGCCGGCGTCGCGGCCGGCGTGTCATACTGGGCGAAGGGATCGACTGCCGGGTCAGCCATCAAACTGCGATTTCTATCGGTCGGAGTGGGATTATCTCGGCCGCGTACCCCAGCGGAAAACGAGAGGTATTGCAAAGAGACAAGTCACCCCTATGTCACCGCAAGCCCAAACGTCGGGACTCGTTTCTCCGTTCTCGAGGTCGATAATAGTGCCCCCGATTTGGGCCAATGCCATAAACAAAAGGAGCGCGTTGATAGCTGAAGCTATGAACGTTTTTCCAAAACTGGGCATCGTCTGTCTCCGTAGGATCAAGATCAAGCACATAACTCCGTTTCTACTCTAATAAGCCAGTGCTCAATCGACTCCCCAGGGGGACACGTCGGGACCAACCCGTCCCACACCCAGAGGTATGAATAGACCTTGCACTTGCCCGCGTAGTGGTGATCTTCGCCGAAGACTACAAGGTGGGGATTGTCGTTCCAGCATAGAGTAGTACCGTGTCCCTTGGCGAAGCAACGGACCGCGTGAAGCCATCTCATGGCCGCCTCAGCTTCGGTGGCTACCGGATCGCCCGAAGAGACGGGATGAACAGGCAAGATCAACTTATCGTCGTTTCTAAACACGTTCATTTCCCGTTCGAATTCTTCCACAGCTTCCCGAAGATTCACTTCTCTATCCTCCATTTGCTGCGGTTTTCAGCGATTTGCGCCACGCCCGCACGTCCGGCCGAGCAAGTATCTTTGGCATCGCACCTGGGTCAGCGCGCGCGATCACGTCGATCGCCTCGTTGAGCTGCGCTGGATTGAGACCCTTCACGGCCTGGGTGATCGGCGCGCCGTTGAGGATGTGCACGGCGGCCGCGTAGGTGTCCGCGGCGTGCGGCGATCCGTCCGCGGTCCAGGTTGCCTCATAGTTTCGCTCGGCTGGGTATGGTTGATATCTTCCGGCCGCGAGGTTCTGTTGATAGGTCTGCTGCTTCGCATTCGTGTAGGCATTCGATCCGTTGGCGAAATCCCGGATCATCTGCTGACCGACCAAAGCCGCATTACTCATTTCGTTCAAGGCGCCGTTTTGCAACGACAGGTTCGGACTGGCCTTGGCAAAGAAATTGGTGAACATCGCGCCGATCCGTACGCCGCCGATCGCTTGTTCCTGGGAGACAACGTTATTCTGATATAGCTTCCGGGCGAACTCGGCATCATTTAGTTGCTGCGGATTAAGCCCGGTAAGCGCTGTCGAAATGCGGGACAGCAATGGACTACCGGTTTGCTGCGCTGCGCTCTGTAATGCCAGTCTCTGGTCAATGAAAGCGCCGGTCGGCACGTTGGCGATGAGATCGCGCGCTTCGCGAATTCCGATGCCGGCCGACAACGCCTTTTGTGCGGCATCGAGATTGGATTGGTTGAGCGTATCGTCCGCCTTGATGTGTTCGGTATCGACGGCGCGCGCCGCTTCAACGCCTGGGGTAAACTGCGGCGGGCTGGCAGCAGCAACAGGTGCAGCGCGTGGACCGACAGGAAGCGGAGGAGCGGCGGCCGTGGCGGCGTTCGGCTGTCCGGTGATTGCGGCGAGTCTTTGAGTGAAACTCGCTCCGACCGCGTTCTGCTGGGCGCCCCCGGTAATCGACGGCCATGTGCTTTTCAGACCGGCTGCCACCTGATTAACGTTTCCTCTGTTGATATCGAAAAGTAACGATCGGCCGCCGGAATTCTTCGCGTAATCATCCTGCGCCACGGCCCAGGCTGCACGCTCCTGGTTGGCCTGACTCATATTGTTCGGATTTACACCAGCAAGTTGCGCACCGCGCTGCCAGGTCTCGGGTTCAAACTGGAAAAGCCCTGCCGCACCCTGGCCTGGGTGACCTTGCGTAGTATCGAAGGTCGCTGGTCTGTCACTGCCGGGTGGTACGTAACGCTGGTCAGGGGCGTTGGCCTCTGACGGCGAAAGTGCGCGCAGGAATTTCTGCGCTGTCGGCGGAAGGTCCGTTGCCTGGACAGGTGGTCCGTACTGTGCCGTCTGCGCTCCCGGCTTCGGCTGACCGTTCGGCAATAGGTCCGATTGTCGGTAGTAAACGTCCTGGTTCTGACCGGTCGGTTGGCCGTTCGCGTCCAGGACCGGGGCGTTGACTTTGACTATTTTCTGCGTTGCTTGGCCCGCCGCTGTTGCAGCTGCCTGCGTCTGTTTGGTACCCGGTTGCTCGCCCACTGGTAGGGTCGACTGCAGGATGGTCTGCGCCAGCTCGGGGTGCCCGTACAGGATGCGTGCCTGCGAGGCGGTCATGTAACCGGATTGCACCTCGTTGGCGACCATTTGGTTCCATTTGACCGGATCGGCCTGTCCTGTGGTCGGATCGAGCGTTGCTGATGCGGCCTGGTTGACGTACGCGTTTTTCTCCTCACGGACCTTTGGTGCGAGATCAGCCCATTTCTCCGCAGGAGACATCATGAATCGGATAAAAGCTCCCTTCGGAAGTGAACCCATACCGCCCAGAGGGCCGTTTTGATCGGGGATTATTCCGTCAGGCCCAGTATAGTCCTGACCACCGCTTGCGCCGATCGCACCAGGCATGCCGGGAGGCGGAGTTCCGCCGGCAGCACCGTACGCACGAAGCAAGAACGGCAGACGAGCCGAAGCGATCTGATTGCCGATCTGCGCGGTCCTGGCCTGTTCACCGATCAACCCGGTCTGCGCCTGAGTCTGGCCAATCCCGGCTTGCGTGGCCTCGATGTCGGTCTCGGCCTTCTGTCCGGTGAACGGGCTGAAAGGTTGGACCTGTAGCGGGATCTGCGTGCCGCTCATCAGCCGCCAATCGGGGTGTAATTATCGGACTGATAGCCGGGCACAATCGCATTTGGATTATCGGCGGTCGGGAATGTGCCGGCGCCGAACTGAGTGCCGAAGGCGGAATTCAGACTGTTCGCGCTGAACAATCCGTTTCCGCTGAACTGGCCCGAAGCCGCGCCCAGAAGACCGCCGCCGGCCGGCGTACCATTGCCGTATGAACTCTGGCTTGGATTCGCACCCGGCGTGCCAGTGAGGAATGGCATCGCGTTCGACACGCCCTGACTGATCGAGTTGAACCCGCCGACGGTGCCTGCGGCCTGCGCATTACCGATGCCGGTATAGGCGTTTCCAACACCCGGGATCGTCCCGATGCCCACGCCGGCGAGTTGCGACGCCGCACTCTGACCGCCGCCTGCCAATGTGCCGAGACCGGTCAGGTACTGGCCGAGTCCTTGGCTCGCGTATCCGGCATTGAGTTGCGAGAGGTCGCGCAGCGCGCCGCCCGAACCGGTCAGGCCACTGGCCGCAAGCGCGCGGTTGGTCGCCAGGTTCGCCTGCTGCAGGGGGAATTGATAGAACGGCGTGCCCTGGAACGACGAAAAGGCCTGCTGTGCGTTGCCAGTATTGCCGCCCGGCAGACCATAGAATCCCTTCAGCGATGTAAGCGCATCCTGGCCGGCCCCGATGAACGGCTGAAGATTGCTACCCGCCTGACCGTAGACCTGCTGGATCCAGTTGAGGGTGCCTTGCTGGGCCGCGGCCTGCGAGCGCGCAGCCGAACCCGAAGCCTGGCTTCCAAGGATGCCGCTGCCGATCGATCCAGCGGCTGAAACCCCCGCTGCGATTGCTGGCGCCCACGGCATCAGACTTCTCCGTCGCTGGTCGCGTGTATGCAGTACCAGACCACGTCGGTGATCGCGCGCAGTTCATGCGCGGCGCCCTTCGGAATGACGATCGCCTGAGGCCCGACCACGACACGCGTACCAGCTTCGATCCGGAGGTGAGCAATACCGCGGCCGATGATACTCAGATGGTCGTACGCATGGACGTGGGACGTGAGCACCATACCGGCGTCAATGAGCATTTCCTTGGCGTAGACGCCGTGATCGTCATCCTGGCCAGCAAAGTGGTGACGTATGTTCTGTGGCGGAAACAGGTCGTCAAATATATGCAATGCCTCGCGGCTCACGGCGCGACTCGCCTAAAGCAACTGATCAAACAAATTCGTTCCGACTGACCTTCGTTGCGCACCCAATGTGTGACCAGATTATCATGGCTCCACGCGTCACCCGGGCGCCAGACCATCTCTTCGTCCTCAACGCCGTTCACACAAAGCAGGTTGGCCCTTAACGGAACCCAAACCTTCAGGTCGTAGTGCTCGGCATGCCAGCTGCCGCGATCGTGGTGCGGGTAGACCTGGCGTCCCGGTCCGATGCGGGTCATCAGCACGCCGCCCAACTCCAAACTCCCGCCGAGGGCCTGGCCGATTTGTCTGACGAGATGAACGGTCGCCGGTAGAACCCACCACGCTGGCCACGCGACAGAGACATGAGGCCTTGCCCCGAATCCGGGCTCTCGCATGGCATCTTCAGATGCGTATCTTAACCAGGCGTCGCTTGTTTCTCGGTGTGGCGAGTCGCCCTGGCGACGGTCTGGCCGATGGTTCCAGAGCCACGGCTGGCTATCGATCTCGCGCAACGCTGGCGCGACATCAAGATTCTCGGCGATCAAGGTGAAATGGCTCATCAGGTGTTCAACAATCCCGAGGCCTGGATGTTGACCACGCTGCCGGTATCGGCCAGCGCCCAGATCGCATCGCTGGGATTGAGCACCATGCCGTACTCGTTCTGCCCGTTGTAGTTTTGGCCCGGGAGTAACGTAAAAGCCTGTGTGCTCAGCGTGCTCGCTCCCGCTACGCTACCGTTCGGGACGATATAGATGGTGACCGAATGAACGGCGGTGTCGACGTTGAGCGCGCCGAGCGAGATGATCTGGGTCCAGACCCCGACGGGCGACGTGTAGTACATCGCCGCTGCGCCGGTCAGCTGCTGCATTTCGATAATCTGTTGGACCGGCGAGGTCATGTAGGGCTCTCATCCTGATCTCTGGACGGGAGGCGCTCCTTACGCCGGACCGTTTGAGTATCAGGTGAAGGGTCCGAAGGCAAACGCGATCACTGCTTGCCGCGTCGGTCGATCCAGCCGTTGGTGACGATAAGTATTTGTGCGGTGGTGGTGCTGACACGCCTTCTGATCCCAGCCGCTGTATCCGTTATAACTCGAAATCCTGAATAGGTACCAAGCCCTGTAGCCGCTGCCGCGCCTTGCTCCGTTGTCATTGCCAAACCGGCGCCCGCCGCCACGTTGGTCTGCGCCAGCGATGACAGATAAAGCGCCGTATTGCTGCCGGTGGCATCCAACAAAAACCCACTGAGAATTGCCTCCACGACAATACCGGTCGGGACACTCAGGGTTTGGGTCAACGCTGTGGTGACGCCGGGGGTGCCCAAAGTGTCCTGAATCGGCGTGCCCAGGTCAAACCGGTCTCCGTTCTGGATGACCGTGACCAGCGGCGCAGTGGATGCCCCCGTGTAGAAGCTGAAAATCCGCCGGAATTTCGTAAAGCCGGAAGGCAGCGATGGCGTCGTCGCGTTCGTCGAAAATAGAACGTCGGTGACCAGCGTGCTGGGATTGAAAATCAAATAGGCGTGATACGTGGTCGAATTGGCGATCGTGCCGGTATCGAGTCCGTTCTGATTGTTGCCGGCGACCCATGTGCCTCCGGTCAGCTTGGTGATTGCCGAGGCCAGGTTCATCACCGCCGTGCCATCAGACGATGTCGCTTGTCCCGCCGAAGCCGCAAAACTGGTGGTACTCGCAACGGTAATCTGTAGGCCGTCGATGTAGCCTCGAGGTACCAGTGTCGCTGTCGCGTTTGGCGACGAACCGGTCACCGTCGGACCGGCCAAGGTCAGGCTGGTGACACCGTTGATCGTCGTGCCATTGCCGTCGACCACGGTGATGCCTGCGGTCGTGCCGCCGCTTTGAACGACCGTGATGCTGGCCTCAGGCGTGTAGACAAACGCTCCGCCGGCCGGGACAGACACATTCGATGGAGCGATCGGCCACGCGGTCGCGCCGTCGTAAATCTGCAAGGTAATGGTGTGCGTCACCGTATCGTTGTTGTTGACGCGCACCTCGCGGGCATCGCGGTAACGGCCGGCTTTCGAAGGTGCACCGACAACGATGACGGGAGTTGTGTCGTTGGTCAGGATGTTGGTGTTGCCGGGATTGAAGATATTGGGCGCGGCACCTTCGGTCCACGATGACACGCACTTGCATTGATTGGTGGTGTGGTTCTCGCCCAGGACGATCCGGAGCACCTTGCTTGTGGTGTCGAGGATCATTGATTCCACCAGGAAAGTATCATGGCGGGTGTCAGGTTCGGCGGCGGTGGCGGTGCGGCCGGTACCAGGATGCGCAGCGCGGCCGACGGCGGCGGTCGGTTGAACCGCAGAAGATTCCGGAACGCGACCTCGAGCGAAGACAGGCGTGAGATCGTCCCGCTTTGCGGCGTGTTGCCGGCGGCCTGAGCCTGCAGCACCTCGACCTGTGTGTTCAGGTTGGTGATTTGTTCCGTGATCGTCAGGCCGCTGCCCGAACCCCCGCCGCCGGACGACGACGTGGCCGGTTGGCCGAGGTAAGACAGGATCCGCTGGATCATCTGGCCAAAATACGGCGTCGGTTGCCCGGTCCGCGCGTCAACGATTGGTTGGTCGAGGACGATCGGCGTGAGCCGCGTCGGCGCCTGTGTGTTCGACTGGCCAGTACCGCTCATTCGAACCTCGCGAACTCGCCGAACGCCTGCTGCGCCGCTTCGCGATAAGCGACGGTCGCTTCTTCGGCGGTGAAGAACCATCCCAGATTGCGAGTTTTTCCCTTCTCGGTCATCTGGGCATTCCATTTTCGCCTTCGGCCTTTTGGAACGTAACGAACCCCTTTGATGCCTGTCGTGCTGTTCGCCCTCAAGCCGACATTGGCGACATTCTGAGCGTTCGTTGCGAGCCTTAGATTAGCGAGTCGATTATTCAGCTTATCGGTATCGCGATGGTCCAGGCGTTTCGGCCACGCTCCGTATGTGTAGAACCACGCCAGGCGGTGCGCCTTGTAGCCTTCGCCGTCGATCCGGATGATCCAATAATTGCCGTTGTCTGTGCCCGCGATGTCTCCTGCCCCGTACCTACAAAACCGCCGTCGCGCGCGCCATCTGAAGGCTCCCGACGAAGGATCGTAGTGCAAAACCTCCTTCAGGCGCTCGATGGTGACAATCACCCTAAAGATTTCCAGTAATCGTAATAGGTGCCGATGATGGCTGGCCGCGCCGCATCGGAATAGCGGATCCGAAAAATCCAGGTGCGCGACTGGCCTAAGTTAATCCACCGCAATCGCTTGATGTATTCGCCGGCGGTTCCCATCGAGCGAAATTGCTGCAACGGCGCAAAGGTTATGCCGCCGTCTTTCGAGTAATCGAGCACGAGTAGCGGCGCGGTCTGCGGCAGGTCTGGCGTACCTTCGCCGGCCTCAACCTCTACCTCAAATCGAGAGACAAAGATGCGCTTGCGATCCTCATGCAGCGGCGGCGAGGTCGCCAGCATATGAATCTTGTTGCCGTACTCGTTGAAGCTATTGAAGTTCGACAAACCGACAACATTGGTAAATGCGTCGCCGACCAGGGCTAACCCGTTCCAGTTGATGCCGCACTGCCCTCGCCAGCGGCCGAGGTTCGGTGGCACCACGATGCCTGGCGTGGGCGCCGGAGGCGGCGGCGGAGCGCTCGTAAGGAACACCGCGACACCAACGATGTGATTGGCGTTTGTTGCGAAATTAAAGACATCGGACAAGACATTCGAGCCAAGCGCGGCCAGCGACGACAGCTCGTGTGCAAGGTTCTGGCCGCCGATCAGGCCGCCTCCCAGATTGTTGCTTGAACTAAATCGGCCGTTGCTAAACCATTCGTTGAGGTTTCCGCCAACCGCGAAGTTCTGGCCAATACCCCCGCCCCAATCGGCTGAGAAGAGGTCGCCGGTCGGATTGACCAACTCGAAATAGTATTTGCCGGTGGTGTAGCCGTCGACCGCCTGCGCCAGGCCTGGCACGGTGGCAAAGCCGGCAACCAAATTGCCGCTACCCAGAGCAGCGCTTCCGAATAGTTTGCTTGGATCGAGCGTCGTGAAGCCGCCGCCGCTGTGCGGCCAGCCAGCCACGTATCCTGACGGCACCGGGAAAGAGAACGCCGACGCGCCGAAATTCACGGTAATGCCGGCATCGCCGGTGCCTTGCACCGCTGGATACATCGTCGTGCCGGCCATCGCGGACAGGTCCATACCGCCCGTGTTGGCGACCGGATCAGCTCCCGGCGCCGAACCGAACCATGAGCCGTTGTCGAGTCTGAAATAGACCTGATAATCCGCCATTTAATGCCGTCACACCCACGCCGTGCCGTAACTCACGCGTTGATGCCACAACCCCGAGGAAATGTCGTAACACCACGTTCCGTCGCCCGAGGGAAAGTTGATGATGATGAACTTATGCCCTTCCTGATCCAGCACAAAACAGGACGCGTCAGTGAAGCGCAGCGGATATTGTGCCCAGGCGGTTTCCATCGCGTAGGTGCTGATGCGCTTCGGCGCATAGTTGTCGAGACGATAAAAAATGCCATCGTCGCCCATCCAGAAGACCGTGTTATCCTCGGAGCAGACACAGTACGGCGCGCCCAATGGCAGACCGCGGGCGATCAGCGCGGCATCGTAACGCTGGAACGGAAACGATGCGTTGCCCGAGTCCCACCAGACCTCGGTGTGCCGTTCGCACAACAGCAACAATTGCTCGTGCCAGACTTCCAGAGAGACAAGCAGATCGCTGCCGGCCGAAGCTGTCGCGAAGTCCAGGCCGGAATATTGCGTGCCGTCATTGATCCCTGAGATGAAAAACTGCCGCGTATTGCGGGCATTAAAGACGAAGTAACCGTCGAAGTACCGCACTGTGTTGGCGGCTTTGAAGGCCGGCGCGGTGATTTGACCGAGCACGTTCGTCGGGTCGATGATGATGGCGCCGGCACTTAATTGGCTGGGCAGCGCATCGGTCAACGCGATGCTGGTCGCGGTCACCGATGCCACCGTTGTATGGAACACCGATCCGTCGTCCATCTCCACGAGGAGCGCGTCGCCGGGGCCAAGCACGCCAATGATGTTGGCGGGGATCGACGTTCCACCGACTGCGACAGTGGCGGTCGTTACCTGGTTGAGGCCACCCGGTTGGTAGACCCAACCGGCGCTGCCGTCGACCATCACCAGCTGTTGCGTGTTGTCGGCCATCGAGGCGAGGCCACCGAGCGTCGTGGTGCCGATGAAGGTGGCGGCGACGGGCGACCACGGCGCCGTCTCAAGAAACGTCTCGTAATCAATCGACCATAGTTGCCGCCCAGAAAGGATGAACAGTGTCTGGTTCATCACATGCAGCCCGATGATCGGACCGTTGCCCATGCGTGAGAACAGAGAGAGGCCTGGGATGCCGTAGAGCGGTGTTGTCGTTTTACCTTCTTTGGGTGTAGGCTCTGTAAAGCAGTTGATCGCCTGCTGGGAGAGAAGCTGCGGACTGCGGGCTTGGTATGCCTGAGACGCCCAGGCCACTTGGGGCACCGCTACGTCCTACGCAGGATAAAGAGGGTCATGTCCAACCGCCTTGTATGGCTTCCAATAACCGAGACGGACGGAAGATACGAGGTCTCGAACGACGGGCAAGTCCGTATTGTCGGCAGTGATATTTCTGGCCGGCGTCGCTGCGTGGGTAGAATCCTCAAACCATCGCTTCGAGGAAAGTACCTGAAGGTCGGCCTTAGCCTTCCTGATCGACGTCGAGTTGATAGGTCCGTCCACGTCCTGGTCGCCTGCGCCTTCATCGGCCCTTGTCCGAGCGGCCATGAGGTCAACCACAAGAATGGTCGCAAGCTTGATTGCGCTGCCAGTAATCTTGAGTACCTCACAAGCTCGGCCAACCAGGAACATGCGTTCCGGGTGCTCGGGCGCCGTGTAATTTCGGGTGAGTATCATGCTCTGGCGAAGTTCTCTAATAGCCAAGTGCAGGGTATGCGAGTACGACGAGCGGAAGGCGAACTGATCAAGACAATCGCGAAAGACCATTGTGCCCAGGTTTCCCATATCGCTGCTATTTGCTCCGGCCGCATATGGAAACACGTGGGCGGCCCGATTACGAGACGCCGTGTGGCCATCTAGCCCCTGCTCTGGCCGCGCGAGGTAGCGACGCCGAACCGGATCGACTCGCTTTCCCGGTCCCACTCCTTTGCCATGGAGTACCAGCGCTCGGCCTGCTTGACGATGATCTGCAATTGCTCTGCCGGCGTGCCGTTCTCCGGGCCGATCTCGAGCGCCAGGTTCCACTTCAGCGCCGCGTCCCATTCGTCCGGAAAGTCCGGGATGTTGGCCAGCGTGCCGAGATCCTGAATCGGTCGCTGCGCCGTGAAGCGCATGGCATTCGTATTGTCCTGCGGCGTCGGCCAGCTGTTCCATATGCCGCGCACCTGCGAGTAAGCCCCGTTGCCGGTCTGCGGATCATAAAAGAACGCCGTCGGAATGCCGGTGACGTACTTGTTGCTCTGGTTCGCGTAATCGAGGCGTGCCCACATATTGATCTGAATGTCGATCCGCGAGGCGAGATTGTAGCGCCGGCCACCCATGACCCGGAGCGGACGATAAAGCGGCGTCGCATAGGCAAAGACCAGCGCGCCGTTCAGCGCCGGCGACGGCAGTGCATCGGCCAGTGTGACGACCAGGCCAGATGGCGCACCGCTGACCGTGGTCCAGAAGTTGGTGCCATCGGCCATTTGAATGCCGATCTGATAGCCGGCGGCGATCGTGTTGAGATCGGAAAGGACGCCGGTCAGGGACGCGATACTGATCGTTGTCGCGGCCGCGGCCGCGTTCGCGGTCAGCGATGTCTGGATCAGCGAATCCCAGAGGGTTACTTTGTCAGGCGAACCAGCGCCGATCTGGTACTGGGTCTGACCCGGTTGAACGAACAGGATCCCCTCTTCCTCGCACCAGAGGTGGATACCCGAGGCCTGCCAGCCTTTGCACATGGCCCGCATGGCATCCAGGGCGTTCGCCAGCTGCGCGCCAGTGGCGGTCTCCTCCGAACCAATCACCTGAGCAATGCGCATCGACCCATTAAGCAGGGTGATGATCGACGGTGAGCCCGAAAATGTTCCGCTGGTGGTCTGTGACATTGCTCACTCTCAATGGTGGAACCAAAGCCCTTGCGCGGACGAAACACCCGAGGAGGTGTAAGTAATCAGGATGGCCCCTTGCGCACCGCTGCCTGGCTTCTGGGAAGAGGTGGGGGGACCGGCCTGACCTCCGCCCCCTCCGCCGCCGCCCCACCGGCCACCGCTACCGCCGAGCGAAACGGTAGGGGACGAACCCGTGCCCACACCGCCGCCTCCGCCGGAACCGAAGTTGGCGCCCCACTCCTGACCATCGCCGCCATTACCACCGGTTGACGACGTGCCGCCGAAACCGCCGCCGCCTCCGCCGCCTGCGGTACCATTACCTCCCGCGACGCCGTTCGACGGTGCTCCAACCCCTGCGCTGCCGATACCACCAGCGGTATTGAATCCGCCGGTTGCACCCACGCTGGTGCCGGGAGCGTTGCCGCCTCCCGCAGAGCCACCTGGGCCAGCGTCCGCTCCTGCTCCTCCGGCTGCGCCTCCTTGGGAGCCGGAACCCCCGGAGCCGGCCAATCCCCCGTTTCCACCCGATCCGCCCGCGCCGCCGCCTGCACTGGATGTGCCGCTGTTGCCGCCGCCCGCGCCGCCGCTCGTCTTGATATTCCCGGTACCCAAGGCGACGCCCGATGCTGCGGCACCGCCTGCGCCGCCTGACCCTGTTCCGAAGCCGCCGTGACTTGCGCCAGAGCCACCTTTGGCGCCGCAAATCACGCCAGACGAAGAGATATTGACGGCGGTATTGTTGTTCGCGATCCAGGTGTCGCCGCCCGCGGGACCATCCGTGTTGCTGGTCAGCGCGGGAACGCCGCCCGAACCGATGTTGATGTTCACCGTCGCGCTAGGCGTGAGGGCCTGGGCAACGGATTTCGAATAAGCGCCTCCTCCACCGCCAAGAGACGCGAAGTGCGAGGTATCCCAGGTGGAGGGAGAACCCCCGCCTCCTCTGCACTCGATCGTGCTGCCTGCGGTCGTCCAATCAGCAGGCACCGCCCATGTCGTGCCAGACGTGAGCAGGACCGTGACCGTGGTCAAATGGTGACCCCCTGCAGCATACCGTCGACAAGCCAGTGCGTACCGTCAGGCGAATAGAGGCCGAGGATGTCTCGCGCGCTGGCGGTGGCGGTGGCGGTGTAACCTGTCGGGCCGCCAGAGGTGGCAAAGACAAAACCGCTGTTGAGCGCCACGCTCTGCGGTGTCGAACCCTGCTTAATGTTCAGCAGGGTCTTTTGGAACGGATAGGCCGGCGATGCAGCGAGTGTCACCGTACCAGAGGCCGTCGGCATATTAACCAGCACGTTGTCTATGCCACTCGCCGGTGCGATGGTCAGCGTTCCGGCGACTGCACCCGTCAAGGTCTGGGAGTTGTCGATCGAGATGGTGCCGGAGTTTATCGCGATGCCGTTACCGGCCGCGGCGACCGCGGGTGCCAACGCGGTGCCGACCAGCGACAAGCCCGTTGCGAAACTCGCCAGTGTGCCGGCCTGATAGTTGGCGGCGAGCGAACTTCCGGAGAACGCGAGGCCCGCCCCGAGCGGCACGGCTGACGGCACCGCGCTGGCTGACGATGCATTGGCGATCAGCGACGCTGCAGCGATTGCCGCAAACGACACCGTACCTGACGAGGAGATTGGACCACCCGTGAGGCCGGCACCGGTGTCAACCTGGGTAACGGAACCTCCCGATCCCGTTGCGGTCAGGGTCCCACCGCTCCCGGAGACGCCAGACCCAAGCGCTGTGATGGTCGGCCCTTGCCACTGGGCTTCCAAGCTACCCGAAACAACTGCAAGCCCGAGGAGCGCAGTGACGGTTCCCAGCTGCCAGTCCGCATCGAGTGTGCCGCCGCTCAGAGCGAGTCCGCTACCGAGATTGACGATCGAAAATGTTGTTCCGGTACCCCCAAGCAATGCCCCGCTCGGCGGGACCAGTTGGTTCATTTCCGCAGCGGTCAGGGTGTCGCCGGGATTAAATGTCATGCGAGCACATTGTAATTGAGGATACCGTTGGCACTGTCGAGCACGAAGAACCCAGCCGAGGCGGAGTATTGCAGCAGCAACACCGAGTTCTCGATGGGATCGCCGTAGAGGCTACCAACCGATGCCGGCAACGGGTTGGTCAGCGTCATGACGTTTCCGGCGACCGACAGCACCTGTGTCTGAAAGTTGTCGCCGCTATCGAGCATGATCTGCACGAGGCTTGTCGCCTGGAAACCTACGGTGCTGTCGACCGTGATCGTGTTGGCGCGCGATGCTGATGGCGCAGTCACGAAAGTCCCTGTGATGACGAATTGGTTGGTCTGGCGCGGCCGCGCCAAATCCACGGTCTGATCGTCATAAACGCCGGTGACAAAGTCCTGCGGTTGCTGCGGTTCCCACCGCTCCGGCGCTACCGCGAGGTTCCCGGTCTGGCCACCTGGAATGATGCGCGCGCGGGTGGCTCTTATCTTAAAACCTGAGATATCGTCTAAAATATAGTTATCTCCGCCAATAAAGTGACGGTCGTCAGCCATGGCCCTGGCTCCTAAGTCAATGACGACGCGTTGCTTGCTTGTTGCTGAGCA